CCCCGCCGGAGGCCGGGTCGCTGCGCGATCAGGATGACGTCGACCGGTACCGCGCCACCCGCGCCTTGAAGGACACGCCCCGCTGGGATCAGGCCCGCGCCGACAATGAGATCGAGACGCCGACCGCGCCTCGGGTCTTTGACGAGGCGCTCGGCATTCGGTTCGAGCCCGCGCGCATGCCGACCCTGACCCGGCTCCTGGGCCGGATGCTGGGGGACCTTGAGATCGTCCAGACCCCCGCCAAACGCGGCTTCTTCCGCCCACGTCCCTTCGTCACGGAACCGGCCGAAACCTGTTTCCCGCCCGAGCCCTGGCTGGCGAACAGCGGCTCCTATCCTTCCGGCCACGCCGCCCTGGGCTGGGCCTGGGCCCTGGTCCTGGCTGAAATGGCGCCGGACCGCGCCGACGCCGTCCTGGCCCGCGGCCTGGCCTATGGCGACAGCCGAATGATCTGCGGCGTCCACTACGCCAGCGACGTCGAGGCCGGCCGCCTGGTCGGCGCCGCCCTGGTCGCCGCCCTGAAGGCGAATCCCGCCTTCCAGGCCGACTTCAGAATAGCCCGCAATGAACTGGAGGCGGCGCGCCTAGAGGCTGAGCGCTGACGACTGGACGCAGGCGAACAGCTCCGGGGCGAGCTTCCGTTTCACTCATGCTTCCAAGGAGGTGGCGGAGACGGTGCCACGCAATCCTGCAAAACCGGGCTTTTGTCTACAGGCATCGTGCCAAGCTGGCACGATTACCCGTGACTTTAACGGATATTGCGTTGACGCACTATGCGGCATCGCGTTTTTGCTTACCCTTCACCAGTCCCTTGAGGTCGTCGGCGATGATGTGGCCGTAGCGGTCAGCGGTGATCTTCACGCTGCTATGCCCGGCGAAGCGACTGACCAGAGTCAGGCTCTCCTTGTTCCGAAGCATGTCCGTGATCGTCGTGTGTCGCAAGGTATGGAACTTCACATCGTCGATGTTCTGCCCCGCCTTCTTCACGCCCTCGCGGACGCGGCGCCATTTCCAATCCATCGTCGAGGTGTGCCACGGGAACAGGCGACCATCCGGCGACAGCATCCGCAGGACCGGAAGCATATCGACGATGGCTTGGGAGGCAGGGAGGGTTTTGCCTTTCCCGTTCTTGAGCCGTGCGATCTTGGCGAGGCCGGTGCGAGCCAGTTCCGCCGGGGTGGCCTCACGGAAGCGCGGCCAAGCGATGATCGTGTCCCCGTCCCCATCGACGCTGATCCATTCGTCGCGAAGCATGAGGGCTTCACCCTTGCGGCAAGCAGTGTCGAGAAGGAACCTGACGAAGAACCCGAACCGCTTCCAATCATTGGCCGGGTTCTCGATCTCATAGTCCCCGATCACCTTGAAGATGGCGACGACCTCGGCCTTGGTCAGCGTCCGCTCTTGGACGTTGTTGACCCTGATCGTCGGGAACGGCGGCTTGGCGAAGAGGATCGGTTTCTTGTCCGGTCCCTGCATCTTGGTCGCCTTGTCGAGCGCACCCGACAGCACTTCCAGCTTGCGCTTGACCGTCGCCGGTGCTGCCCGTCCGCTCTTGCGTCCACCCCGGAGAGCCAACGTCTCGGCGATCTCTTCAAGCCGGAAGGCATGAAGGTCCGACAGCAGGTCTTCCCCGCAAATCTCCCGCAGGATTTTGGCGGTGGATTTCAGCGTGGCTTGGGAGCGGTGCGTCTTCCAGATGGTCTTCTCGCAGTGGTCGAACAGGTCGTTGACGGTCATGCCCTTGGGCTTTCCATCCTCGTCCTTCTTCACGGCGGGCTTGGCCATCTGCTCGGCGGAAATGCCGAGTGCGATTTGCGGGGCCATCATGATCGCTGTCCGCCTGTCGCGGCTCTTGGTCGAGACGCGATGGCGTTGGCCATCCTCTCCCTTGAACTCGACAATCCAGATGCCGTTCGGACGCTGTTTCACGTCCCATGCGGTCTCGATGTTAGCCTGATACGTCATGGTCTCCGTCCTTGCTCTGTCCAGTGGCTACGGTTCGACGGAGTTGGTTTGCGATGGCTTCTCCCTTTTCGGTCAAGCGGATGACTTTGCGGCGTTGGTCGTCTTCGTCGGTTTCGAGCTTGATCCAGCCCAGCCCATCGGGGTCGCGCTTGGTCGGCTCCATGAGCAGTTGATAGGACCGGCCAATGGACTGGCCGAAGATCGGCTCGCCCGTGTTGTCGGCGCCCGCGATCTCTTTGAGGTCGCTGATGATGATCGACTTACCGAGGCTGTTGGCTTCGACGATCAGCGCGAAGGCGTAGATTTGGCGCAGCGATGTGCGCGGCGGGATTTCGTAGGCGATGATCTGCAACGCCTTCGCCAGAGCCATGAACTGGCCCGCCCCTTCCTTGAGGCGGCTCGGCGCCTTGAGGTCGATGCCCTCGACGACAGAGCCTTGAAGTTCTTCGGAGGATTTGCGGCGACGGGGCATCTTTGGCGGTCCTTTTACGGGTCTGCCAAACGATTGCTCTGAGTCACCCATTTCCTCAATTGAAAACAGGGTTTGGATAGCGGCCTCCTGTGGCTGGTGAGAACCCCTATGTGCCACAGCAAGGAAGATGTGGTCAACGCAATTATGGGCGTTGTTGCGCGTCGTCGGTTCTGCCCGGCGTTAAGCCTCCGCGCTCCCATGATAAGTAGAAGGTGCGAGAAGCCTTCAAAGACAAACTGGCGCGACAGATCGCGCTTGAGGACGAGAGCCGTGCGCTCGGCGCCAGCCGATATCGTGCGCGCCGCCCGCTACCGTGGCGACATGAACCCTCCAGCACGGACGAGGAAGGCGACCTGCCTCCCGGCCGTCAGCTACTGCGTCTGGCCATCCAGCCCACCGCCGAAGCGATCCGGTCGTTCTGCGACATCGTGAACCACGGCGGCGGTGCCCGCACCCCGGAAGCTGCTCTGATCCTCTCCAGTGTCGGCGCCGAAGAGGCCGCCTATCTGACCGGCCGCGTGATCCTGTCCGCCGCAGCCGAAGGCAAGAAGCTGACCGCGACCGCCATCGCCGTCGCCGACGCCATCATCGAGCACGGCCAGATGGAGACCCTTCGCCGCGCCCGCGCCGATGTCTTCAAAGGCGTCCTCCGCGTTCAGGCGCACGGCGTCCGCTCGGCCAAGATGAAGCGCAAAATCCAGAACGTCATGACCGAACACGGCGTGGATCAGTCGTTCCCGCTGGCCATGCGTATCCGCACCGGCGTCAAGGCCATCGAACTGTTCTGCGATGCGACCGGCCTGTTCGCCATCGAGAGCCAAGGCCAGCGCACCAAGTATGTCCGCCCGACCGAGGCCGTTCACAAATGGCTGGAGCAGCAACACGCCCGCTGCGAACTGCTGGAGCCGATCAACCTTCCTATGATCGTGCGTCCGCGCCGTTGGTCGTCGCCATTCAAGGGCGGCTACGTCACCAAGCAGCCCGGCAACCGTCTCGTGAAACAGGCGAACGCCGCCTATCACGATCAGCTTCGCGACCACATGATGCCCGGCGTCTATGACGCCGTGAACGCGGTGCAGGAGACGGCGTGGAAGATCAACCCACCCATCCTCGCGATCATGCGCGAAATCTGGGACGGCGGCGGCGTCCTCGGCGATCTCCCGGCGCGTAATCCGCAGCCGATCCCGCCACGTCCGGCGGACTATGCGGAGAACGAAGAGGCCGCCAACCGCTGGAAGCGCGAGGCGTCGGACATCCACGACCTCAACGCCAAGAACGTCAGCCAGCGGCTGGCCCTATCGCAACGCCTCTGGGTCGCGACGAAGTTCGCCGACGAGGAAGAAATCTTCTTCCCACACTCGGTGGATTTCCGAGGCCGCGTCTATCCGCTGTCCACCGGCGGGCCGAACCCGCAGGGTGATGATGTCGCCAAGTCTCTCCTGACTTTCGCCAAGGGCGAGCCGATCACTCATGACGGCGCCCGCTGGCTGGCGATCCACCTCGCCGGTCTGTTCGGCATCGACAAGGTTCCGTTCGAAGAACGGGTCCAATGGGTTCACGCCAACCAAGCCGCCATCCTCGACAGCGCAGCGGAACCCCTCGACGGGCAACGGTTCTGGGCCACGGCCGATAGCCCCTTCATGGCTCTGGCCGCCTGTATGGAATGGGCGGGCTACATCAACGAGGGCGCCGATTTCATCAGCCATCTGCCTGTCAGCCTCGACGGGTCGAACTCCGGCCTCCAGCATTTCAGCGCAATGCTCCGCGATCCCATCGGAGCCAAGGCAGTCAACCTCGAACCGGGCGACCGTCCGCAGGACATCTACAGCGATGTCGCCCGCGACGTTCAGGCCAAGGTCAACGACAGCTACGACCCCGACGCCACGGCGTGGAAGGGCAACAAGGTCACGCGCAAGATCACCAAGCGTCCGGTGATGACCTTCACCTACTCGGCCACGAAATACGGCTACTGCGACCAAATCCTCCAGACCCTTCGCGAGATCGACGGCGAGGGTCAGCCCTACCTCGACGCCGACAACTATCTGGCCGCGCGCTACATGGCGGCCGAAATCTGGGACGGCGTTCAGGGCACGGTCGTCGCCGCCGCAGAGGCCATGGCGTGGCTGCGAACTGTGGCGTCGATCATGACCAAAGCTGGCGTCCCGATCCGCTGGACGGCGCCGACAGGCTTCCCGGTTCTCCAGACATACGCCAGCCGCAAGACCGGCCGGGTGGTGGTGACATATAAGGGCCAGCGCATCCGGCTCGAAACCAAGATCGAGCAACGCAAGCTGGACTCCAAACGTCAGGCCAACGGCATCAGCCCAAACCTGATCCACAGCATGGACGCCTCGCACCTCATGGGTGTGGCCAACCGCTGCTACGACCACGACATCCGTTCGTTGGCCGTGGTCCACGACAGTTTCGGGGTCCACGCGGCGCGAGCTTCAGAGCTTCAAAGCATCCTCCGCAACACCTTCGCCGATCTCTACGAGACGAACTGGCTTGAGGTCTTCCGCGAAGAGTTCGTTTCGCAGCTACCGCCCGAGTGGGCCGACCAAATCCCGCCGGTTCCAGACCTCGGCGACTTCGACATCCAGAGCGTTCGACGCTCTGATTACCTGTTCGCGTGAGCCGTCAGCCCGCTATTGAACAACCGAACCAATCCCATGAACCCTCTTCCCTCAATCGGTGATCGCGTCCGCACGGACTCGACGGTCGCCATCCTGCGCGAGCCAGCATTCGAACTGCTTTCGCGCATACAAGACGCCAATCCTTCGGATCAGGTCCGGGCCTTGTTTCTGGTTGCAGCCGTGATCTCCGACGCCATTGGCATCGACGGTCATGACGCCCTGAACAGCGCGAAGCGAATGCTCTCGACGGCGGAAGGCCCGCACACCGTCCACGTCCAAGCGATCCGCGACTATGCTGACGGCGAGTTGCGCCGGATTGATTGAAGCCTGATCCGTCAGTCTTCGTCGCGCTGGCCCGGCCGATGCAGTCGGACGCCGCGCACTTCCTCATGCCGACAGACTTGGCCGACGAGGCGTCAGCTTGGCTCCTGTCGCAGGGCATCCAGCACGATTGGAACGACCTCTACATCATGGGGCGCGAGCCTACCGGCGGAACCCTGATCTCGATTGCCGATCCCAAAGGCGCACTGGCGTTCAGGATGTGGGGGACTGATGATGTCGTCGGGCCTGTCTCTTTCGGTTCGACACCACACGCTGACACCGTTCGCTGCACGTCAGTCTCGGCTTGCCGACCCGCAAGTAGGTGAAGTCAGCAGCGCATCCGGCGCACTTGGTCGTGACCTCAAGGCCCGTGCCTCTGGCCTCGGGCATGCCGACCGAGCGTCGCTTCGCGGCCATCACCTTGCAGCGATCATTGCAGAACCTTCTGGCTTGGCTCGATAGCGGAAGCTCGTTCCCGCAGTAGGCACAGCCGCCTTCGTCTTCTTTGAGAAGTCGTGGAGCGGGCGCCTCCTCTTCAATCGAGTGGGGCGCCAGCAGTCCTTCGATCTTCTCGGCCCACCGGCCCTCTGATTTCAGCATCCCGTATTTAACGCGGATGCCCCTTCCCATTCCATTTTCTCGAAAGGGCTGACGCCATGAATTTCGTCCGCGACTACATCCTCCCGCGCCTCAAAGAGCGCAGCACCTACGTCGGCCTCGTCGCCCTCGCGACCGCCTTCGGCATCGTCATTGATCCGGCTCTTGTCGATGTCGCACTGGCAGTCGGCGCCGCTGTTGGCGGCGTGGTTTCCATCGTCTGGAAAGACAAGCCCGCCGCGTGAGCGACCGTCATCAGCCCACCGCCCACGGTGCGGACAACACCTTCCCGACCAATATCCCCGACCTGATACTTTGGCTCGACAAGCACTGCCCGGAGCCGATGCCGCGCCCCGGCCAGACGATTGAGGAAGTGATGTTCGCCGCTGGCCGCCGCGACTTCGCGCGCCAGATCAAACGCCAGTTCGAGCGATCCCTTGAGCGGCCGAACGCCCTTTAAGGAGATCGCCCCATGTGCCTCTTCAAGAAACCGAAGGTGGTTTCAGCCCCCGTCGCGGCCGACGCACCCATCCTTCGCAACCCCTACCTCGACGGTCTTGATGCCGTGGTTCGTGCCCGTCAGGGCGGCGTCCGCTCGCTGACTATCCGTAAGGCCACGGGCACCGCGACGACTGGAAACCCAACCGTCAGCCCCGTTCCTTCGACGCCGCCTGTCACCGGCGGATCAGGCGTCGGTTCCGGCTCCAGCCTGACCGACCTGACGACCATGCGTCCGACGCTGGCGATCACGAACAGAACCCTCTCTTCGAAAGTCTAACCCCACCGCATGAAGACCGCAGCAGCGCGTTTCAGCGCGCTGTCTGTTGCTCGCAACTCCGTTCTGGAGAAGGCGCGTCAAGCATCGCGCCTGACCATTCCCGGCCTGATCCCAGAGCCGGGCCAGAACGAACACTACACCCCGAGCCAACCCTATCAGTCGGCGGGCGCCCACGGCCTCCGCAGCCTGTCGGCCCGGTTGCTTTCGACCCTGTTCCCGACATCGGTTCAGTTCTTCCGACTGGAACTCGACGCCTTCGCGGCGGCGCAGCTTCAGGCCGACAAGAACAACGTAGACACCCGCCTCTCGCAGGTCGCCGAAACGACCGCCGCGATGATGGACGACCTCAAGGTTCGTCCCGCGCTGGGCGAAATCATCAAGCAACTGATCGCAGCGGGCAACGTCGTCGGCTACCTGCCGCAGGACCGCGCGCCTCGCGTCTATCGCATCGACCAGTTCGTGTTGAAGCGAGACAACTACGGTCAGTTCACCGACATCATCATCCAAGAGAAGGTCTGGCCTTCCACGCTTCCCGAGGCCGTTCGCACCGCCCTCGGCGTGAAGCTGGACCCGAACAAGGATGAGCAGCAGGTCGATGTCTACACCGTCGTCGAACAGCGCGACGGCCTCGTCACCCACTGGCAAGAGATCGAAGGCAAGGAAGTCCCCGGCACGAAGTCGGACGCCATCCCGACCGATCAGGCCGGTTGGCTTGCGCCCCGCTGGAGCGTCGTTCCCGGTAGCGATTACGGCCGCAGCCACATCACCGAATATCTCGGCGACCTCCTGTCGATGGAGGACAACTACAAGGCCATCACGCAGTTCGCGGCCATCGCCTCGCGCGTGGTCACGGTCGTCAATCCGAGTTCATCGCTCGATGTCGCAGAACTCGCGGCGGCTGAATCCGGCGACTACCTCTATGGCGAGCCTGATGCGATCCAGACGCTCGGTCTGAACAAGTCGCAGGACTTTGCCGTCATCAAAGACGTGACGATGACCATTGAGGCGCGGGTGAAGGAAGCCTTCCTCGTCACTCAATTCCGCAATGCAGAGCGCGTCACCGCCGAGGAAATCCGCAGCCAGTCCGAAGAACTGGAGAACGGCTTGGGCGGCTCCTTCTCGGTGCTGGCTTCCGAACTCCAGCAGCCGATTGCGTCGCGCTATCTCTACGTCGCCGCACAGCGAAACCTCATCCCCCCGATCCCTGACGGCATCCGTCCCAAGATCGTGACGGGTCTGGCTGCGCTTGGTCGAGCCGCTGAGGTCAACCGCCTCCGCACGTTCGCCGCCGACGCCATCCAAATCCTGACGCCGCAAGTCTTCGCCAGCCTCGTGAACGCCCCGTCGTTCTTGAGCCGCCTTGGCAATGAACACGGTGTCTCAAGCCTCGAAACCCTCCTGAAGACGGAGGAACAAATGGCCCAAGAGCAGCAGCAAGCCATGGCGCAACAGGCCATGCAAGCCGCGACCCCGGCCATCGCGGAAGCCGCCATCGGCGCGGCTACCCAAGACCCTAACCAAGGAACTTAATGAGCCTCGAAAGCCCGGTCACAGAGACCACCACGCCCGCTGACTATTCGCAGATTCCGGCGTCGGCCTTCCCAGAGGGTGCAGACCCCTCGACCTACAAAGACTCCCTGTCGGCACCGGAAACCCCGGCCAAGCCGGAACGCCCCGCCCACATCCCCGAGAAGTTCTGGGATGCAGAAGCGGGCACGATCCGCGTCGATGATCTCGCCAAGTCTTACGCGGAACTGGAGAAGATGAAGTCGGCTGCGAAGCCCGAGGACAAGCCCGCTGACCAAGCGGCCAAGCCTAACGACCTGACCATCAAACCGGCGACGGAAGAGACCCCGGCACAAGTCGAGGCCAACCCTGTCACGACCGCGTTCGAGTCATTCGCCAAACACTACGAAGAGACGCAGGGACAACCCGCCGAAGATCAGATCGCAGAGATCGTGAAGCTCGGCGTCCCGCAGTCCGTCGTAGAAAACTACCTCGCCGGTTTGTCGGCCATGTCCCAACTCGCATTCCAACAGGCACATGCGACGGCGGGCGGCGAGGATGTCTTCGACGCTGCAACGGATTGGGCTTCAAAGTCCCTGACCGCAGCGGAGATCGACAGCTACAACACCCTCGTCTCCAACCCCACGACCGCCACTCAAGGCATCGAATGGTTGGTGGCGAAATACAAGGCGGCTCGTCCGTCCGAAGGCTCGTTCGTCGAGTCGATGCCGGGCACCGCAGTCGGTGACGTGTTCCGATCCAAATCGGAAATGGTCGCCGCGATGAAGACCGACCGATACCAGACCGACCGTGCCTTTGTGGCAGAGGTCGCGGCGAAGGTCGCTCGCTCACAAGCAGCAGGAACGCTGCTCTAAAGCACCCATAAGACCCTGATCGCTTGCCTCCACAGAGGCTCGCCAGCGGGGCCGCACAGTTCCCAGCGCAAACACGGAACTGACCGTCTGCGGGCGGGCGGCCGGTGAAAGCCCGGCCTAACCCTTTCTCCCAAATCAAAGCGGAAACATCCGGCTGCGAAGAGGCCGGATCACTCCGACAACCTTTGCGCCAGCGGACTCCGATTGATCGACGGGAGCCAAAAACTCTCTCTCAATCAAGGAGCCTAATGGCTAACTCCACCCCCTCGAATCCCGGCTACAAGGCCGGTGATCCCGCTGGCACCAACAACCTGCTGCTCGATATCTTCGGCGGCGAGGTCCAAGCATCCTACGAGCGCATGACCGTCATGCGCGACAAGCACCGCATCTTCTCGCTGTCCAACGGCAAGTCGCTGCGCTTCCCCCGCGTCGGCCGCGCGACCGCGACCTACCACACGCCGGGCACCGAGATCGTCGGCAAGCAAATCGACCACGATGAGATCGTGCTGTCGTCCGACGACAAGCTGATCTCGGACGTGTTCGTCTCCGACATTCAAGAAATCCTGAACCACTTCGACATCCGCTCGGAATACGTTCGCCAACTGGCTGAAGCTCTGGCCGTTCAGTTCGACCAGAACGCCATGCGCGCGGTCGTGAAGGCTGCTCGTGTGACCGACCTGCTCGGCGGCGGCGCCTCGACCCCGGTCGTGGATGCGGCTCTGCTCACGGACGCCACCAAGCTTTTCGAAGCCTTCTCCAAGGCCAAGGAAAACCTCGACGGCAAGAACGTCCGCGTCGATATGGTCGATGTGTTCGGTCTCGTGAAGAACGCCCAATGGTATCTGATGGCGCGCTCGGACAAGAACCTGAACCGCGACTACAACGGCGGTGACGCTTCGCTCCGCAAGCACACCCTCGAAACCATCGACGGCATTAAGATCATCAAGTCGAACATCGCACCGTTCGGTGCTGACGACTCGGCCAACCTGACGATCCCGGCTCGCTACCGTCTGAAGATGGGCACGACTGTCGGCGCCGTCTGGACCAAGGACGCCATCGGCACCGCCGAAGTCCAAGGCGTCTCGGTGCAGACCGAAGACCAGATCAGCAAGCAAGGCACGCTGATCCTCGCGCGTCAGATGACCGGCACGGACACGTTCCGCGCCTCGGATGCGGTCGAACTCCGCACCGGCGCCATCCCGGCCTAACGACCGGCAAACCGCCAAACCAGAAGGGCGCGCTCTCTCACGAGGGCGCGTCCTTTTTTTCACCTCGTTCCGAAGGAGACCGCGCCCATGCTGGCTGCGCCCATGACGGAACTTGAGGCCGTCAACGACATGCTGATCGGCATCGGCCAGCTTCCCGTCAACGCCATCATTCCCGAGATCGTCGATCAATCCATCGCGCTCGGAGAACTGAACAAGGTCGTTCGCGAAGTCTGCCTCTACGGCTTCAAGTTCAACACCGATGAGGATTTCGTCCTCTCCCCCGACATCGACGGTTTCATCGCCGTCCCCTCTGGCGCCCTCGACATCGACCCGATGGACAAGGCCCAAGACCTGATCGTCCGCAAGCATCCGACGAAGGGCTTCGGCCTCTGGGATGCTGCGAACCTGACGTGGGTGATGGCCCTGCCGGTCAAGGTCCGCATCAAATGGTCCTTCACCTTCGACGCCTTGCCGGAAGCCGCTCGCGGATACGCCGTGATCGCAGCCGGTCGGAAGTTCACCGCGCGCGTCATCGGCGACCCTGCCGCTGATCGCTTCGGCGAAGAGGATCAACGCCGCGCATGGCTGACGCTGCAACGCCAGCAGTCCGCCTCGGCCGACATCAACATCTTCCGCGCCAACAAGGCTCTCGCGGCATCCCTCAACCGGCGTGGCCGGGCTTGGAGGTCCGATAAGTGAGCCTCGTGACCCGCTCGCTGCCGTCCCTTCACGGGGGCGTTTCGCAGCAATCGCCGCTGGTCCGCTCGCCCGATCAACTCGAAAGCCTGACCAACGGCTGGCCGTCCATCGCGACCGGCCTGACCAAACGCGCCCCCTCCGAGATCATCGCCCGGCTGACGCCGACCGCGCCGGAAAACGCACACGTCCACACCATCAACCGCGACACCATTGAACAGTATGTCGTCATCGTCGCAGACGGTCAGATAAAGGTGTTCGACACCCTGACCGGCGAAGAGAAGACCGTCACCGCTCCCGGCGGATGGGGCTATCTCTCGACCGTCGAGGACTACAGCACCGACATCTCGGCGTTCAGCGTCGCGGACTACACCTTCATCACGAACCGCCGCGTGAAGTGCGCCATGGGCGCCCTCGGCGCCGATACCCAGCCCGATCCCGCCGAACAAATCTGGCTGAACCGCCGGATCGGCACCGACGCTAATGGCGATCCCTACGCACCGGGAAGCACCTACAGCTATCCGCTGAACCCAGCTTACGGCGTCATCACCGGCACGGTGCAGCGGTTCGACAAACTGCCGCCGGTCAATCAAGGCGACACGCCCCCGGCCGAAGGCGCGATCTACCGTGTCCAAGGCGACGAGACTGGCGGGTTCATGTCCTACTATGTCGTCCGTCGCGGCGGCGTCTGGGAGGAATGCGTCAAGCCCGGACTGGTCAACGCCATCGACTACAAGACCATGCCTCACGCATTGGTCCGCGATAGCGACGGCACGTTCGTCTTCGCTCCGTTCTCGTGGGCGCATCGCCGCGTCGGCGATACCGAGATCAACCCGAACCCCGGCTTCATCGGTCGCCCGATCCGCAAGGTGTTCTTCTATCAAAACCGCTTGGCGTTCCTCTACGACGAGAACTGCATCCTCTCGTGCGTCGGTGACTTCGGGAACTTCTGGCGGATGTCCCAGACCGACTATCTGGAAAGCGATGTGCTGGACGCCGGGGCGACCTCTACCAAGGTCTCGCCGCTGCTTGATGCGACCACCCACAATGACGGCATCCTGCTCACGTCCGACCAGACACAGTTCAGCATGTCGCATGGCGAACTCGGGCTGAACGCATCGTCGCTCGCGATCCGGCCGACGACGAACTACACCCTCAACACGTCCGCTGGCCTCGCCGCACTCGGCTCCGAAATCTACTTCGCAGTCGAGAACAGCGGGTATGCGAAGGTCATGGAATACACCCGGCTCGCCGGGGCTGACACGACCACGGCCTCGGACGTGACGGCGCATTGCGACCGCTACATCCCGGCTGGCGTCCACGACCTGATCCCGGCCGATGACCTGTCGGCTCTATTCGTCCTGACGCACGGCGCCCCGAACACGGTCTACTGCTACAACTTCTATTGGGCTTCGTCCGACGAGAAGCTTCAGTCGGCTTGGCACGAGTGGGACTTCGGACCCGGCGCCCGGATCGTCTCCGGCGCCTATCTCAAGGGCAACGTCTTCCTGACCGTCGAGCGCAACGACGGCCTATGGCTGGAAAAGGTCAACCTGACCGCTGGCTCGCGCCCGGCCCAGACCTCCCGACAAATCCATCTGGATCGTCGGGCGACCGTCACCGGCGAGTATCAGCAGACCACGAACACGACGCAGTTCATCCTTCCGTATCGCCCGGTCAAAGACCGGTTCGAGATCGTCCGGGGTGACGCCTTCACGACCCGGCCGCAAACGCTGATCGACCCTTCGACCTACGTCTGGATCACAGACAACATCGTCGAGGTTCCGGCCAGCGAGATCGCCGGTCCTGTCGTGATCGGCGAAGGCTACGAGTTCGCGTTCGAGTTCTCGACGCAATACATGCGGACCCAGCGCGGCGAGGCCATCACGACCGGCCGCACCACGTTGCGGACGTTCAACGTCAACTTCGTGGACACCGCCTATTTCAAGACCTCGGTTGCGCCCTACGGCTTCAATCCGAACGTCGAAGAAATCCTGCCCGCCAAACTCTCGCAGTTCAGCGGCAAGACCTTGGGCGCCGCGAGCTTCCGTCTGAACGCCCCGGCCTACGCGACAGGGACTCACCGTTTTCAGGTCTACGGCCAGAACACGACGACCCGCATCCGCATCGCCAACGACACCCACGTCGCCTCGACGTTCGTCGCGGCCGAGTGGGAAGCTAACTACTACAACCGTTCCAGAACCTGACCGCCTCCGGGCGGTCAGGGCCTTTCCCCATGATCGAATTCCATGACCTCGCCGACGTATCGGGCGAACAGATTCACGACTGGCTCGACGCCATCGCGAACGACATGCGCCCCGCCGACTTCGACGAGATCAGAGCGACCAACCCTCTCCTGACCATCGGTGATCCAGACCCGCTTCTGGTTCTCACGATGTCGGTCATGAACAGCTTGGACGCTTGGGTCATCACCGACGATAGCAAGGCCATCGCCGTCTATGGCGTGGGGCCTTCCGACGACCCGGCTTCCGGCATCGTCTGGATGCTCGGGACGCCGGGCATGGAAAGACCGAGGGCCAAGATCGCCATCGGTCGCGAGACCTACGCCGTCATCAGACGGTGGCACGAGCGTTGGCCGCGTCTCTTCAATCACGTCGATGCTCGCAACAGCATGAGCATTCTCTGGCTCTTCCGCGCTGGGTTCCAGATCGAGGACGTCGATCTCACCCATGGCCGCGAGAGCCGCCCATTCTACCTCATCAGCAGCATTCAGGAGGGACCAATCCATCTGTGATCCCGTGACCATCATGACGACCCTCGCTGTCGTCGGGGCTGCGACCGAAACCATCGGTCAAATGCAGTCCGCCAAGGCCCAACAGAAGGCCATCGACAACCAGCTTGCCACCGCCCAGCAGGAAATCCGCGTCGCCCAGACCGCCGAACTCAACGAGCGTCAGCGCGTCGCCCGAAAGGAGCAGGCCCGCATCAAGGTCGCCGCCGGTGAAGCCGGTCTAAATATCGGGGGAAGCATCGAAGCTCTTCTCAAGGACAGCTTGATGCAGACCCAACTTTCCGCCGAACGCACAAACCTCAACGCAGAGTCCCAGCAGCGCGCCGCCGCCGCCGAAGCCAACTCCATGTCCAGCCGCATCCAGTCGCCGACCATTCTCGGCGCGGGTCTCCGCATCGCTACAGCGGGCGCCCAAGGATACTACGGCGGCAAGAGCCTCCAGCTTCAGCAGAGCGCAGCAGCCAAGGGTCCGAACTGATCCATGGCCGACCTTTCCAGACAATCCCAGCGTCGCACGACGCAAGACCGCATCACCAACAACCGTGATGCGATCCTCCCGACCCGCCGCGAAGATCGCGTTGACCCGGTTCGCATCAACGCCTCGATGCGCGACGCCCAGCGCGGCAACAATCTCGACGAACTTCGCCGGTTCTTCGGCCAGACGCAGGACGCAGCCGAAGCCTACTTCCGCAACGACATCGCCCAGACCGCCAAGCGGGCCGAAGGCGAGTTCGCACAGGGCACGACCGACGCCCTTGCCGGTGTCGAAATGGACCCGGCCAAGGCCCAAGCTACCGCCTATCAGCGCGCCTACTACAGCGTCACGGCGTCCAACCGTCAGACGAAGTTCGAGACGGAAACCGCCCAAGGTCTGGACGACCTGATCCAGAACGGCGCGACGGTCGAGGACATCGAGACCTACATGAACGAGCGATCCTCGGCCTTCATCGGCGAGGTCAGCGACCTGTTCGAAAGCCCGGAGGTCCGCCTTCAGGTCGGACAGCGGATGCAGCGTTGGTCGAACGACCTGAACGCTCGCGCATCCGGCGTCCTGCAAGAGCGCACCGACCGCGAAATGCTCGAAATGACGACCGGCGAGGTTCAAGCCGCGCTGGGCCGTGGCGAGGGCATCGACCTTCTCGGAACCGTGCGCCGCCTGAAAGAGGCTGGCCTTGATGGCGTCGCCGTCCAAGAGGAAGTCGTCAACGCCGTCGTCGCCTACGCCACCCAGACCGGCGATCTATCCGGCCTTTACTCGCTGATCGACACCCGTCGCCCGGAAGATGTGGCGGCCGAAATCGAAGAGGCTCGCGCCAACGCGAACAGTGCGGTGATCGAAGGCCAGCCGCTTCCGTCCGTCGTCGCTGAACCCGAACCGGCTCCGGCTGCTCCGGCTCCCGCCTCGACCTACATCATGCCGCTGGAAGGCCGCGTGACCTCGGGCTTCGGTTCCCGCCGCGCTCCGCTTCGTGGTGCATCCACCGATCACGGCGGCATCGACATCGCAGTTCCGATTGGAACGCCCGTCGTGGCACCGGCGGATGGCGTCGTGGAGTTCGCTGGCCCGCGTGGACGGGGCGGCAACACCGTCCTGATCCGTCACGCAGACGGTCGCGTGACCGGCTACGCCCACCTCGACACGATCACCGTCAAGGCAGGAGATCGCGTGTCGCAAGGCACGGCGTTCGCCGCTTCCGGCAACACCGGCAACTCGACCGGCCCGCACCTTCACTTCTCGGCTCGCGACGCTCAAGGGCGCCGCATCGACCCGCGCTCCATCGTCGGCCAACCGGCGCAGACCGCAGCCGCAGACCCGGCGGCTCCAGCCGTCGAAGTCGCGGATGCAGAAACCCCGGCCCAACGGCGCGCTCGCGCACCGGGCGCCTCGGTTCTGACCTCGGCCCAGCAAATCCGCGTCCTGAACGCGATTGAGGGCGTCGAGGCCGACACCGAACGCCGCACCGAAAAGGCGCGTGTGGAAGCCAAGGACGACCTGACCATCGACCTCTACAACCGCTCGCTTCGCGGCGAGAACGTGGACGAGGCGATCCAGACCGCAGCAGCCAACGGGGTTCTCGAACCCGGCGAGGCCATGACCATGCGCGGCGCCTTCCGCAGCCTCCGCAACGATGTCGCGGACGGCGAGGCTAACGAGGACTTGGCTCTCAACTACGCCAGCCGCTTCGCCACGGCCGAACCCAACTACGCCAGCATCGGCGCCCAAGCAGATCGCGACTACAATGCGGGACGTTTCGGGACCGGACGCAATGCGACCCGCGCCTATCTGGCGGTGAAGGAACGTGTGGCCGCTGGCTCTCGTCAGACCGCCAGCGTCCCGCCCGAGGAACGTCGCACCGCGACTGTCGCCCGATCCTATGTCGGCTCGGCTCTCGGCCAACTCGTCGGCGAAGGCGCCCCGCCGTCACGTCGCCGCATCGGCGCCGAAGCCCTGATCGAATGGGAACGCCGCGTCGCAGGAGGCGCCGCCCCCATGAAAGCGGCCGACGACATCATTGCTGAATATACCCCCCGACTGACTCAACGTGCAGCCGCCCCGCCGGGCGGTGGCAACACCCGCGCCCCCGGCTCAACCCAGACCGCCAGTGCTGGCGGTGTCACGCGCGTCGATAGGAACGGAAACATCATCCAAGGAGACTAATGGCTTCCATCCGCTTCACCGGCCCTGACGGGCACGTCTTTGAGTTCGAGGACGGCACCCCTGAACACGTCCGTCGCGCCTTCATTCAACGCCACTACGGCACGTCCGCAGAGCAGAACAACAGCCGCCGCTCGGCGGCTGTCTCCCTCTCGGCTCCGAAGGACAAGCGCAGCCTCGGCGAACGTCTCGGCGACGTGTTCTCCAATACCTTCAACACCGGCTTCATCGCCGAAGGTTGGCGGGCCGGTCTGGATGACACGGCCGATTACATCGAGGCAGGACAGCGCGGCGATACGAAAGCCGCCATGGCGGTCAATGACCGCTTCACCCTGAACCCGGTTCGTCTCGTCTCCCGCCTCTACAACTCGGGCGGCGTCCTGATGGACATGACCCGCGACACGCAGAACACCCGCGAAGCGGCTGACGATTGGGTTAGCCGTGAGCGCACCCGTCGTCAGGAATTCGCACAGGCGTCCAAGGACGACCCGTTCTGGGAGGCCGAAGGCGGCATCGTCGGCAAGACGCTGCACGGCGGCGCGGCCTTGCTCGGCACCCTCGGGGGCGCCGCGCTGGACCCTACGTCCTACATCACCGGCGGCTCGTCAGTCGGCGCCAAGATCGCGGTTCAGGCCACGGTCGCCGGGGCCGTGGACCTGCTCGCCCAGATGGACGCCACCGGCCTGACGCAGGATCGCTACGACGTTCTCCAGACCGTGCTTTCGGCTGGCGCCGGTGCGGTCTTCACTGGCGCGTTTGAAGGGGCCGGTGCGCTGATGAAGGGACGCGGAACCGTCCGCGCTCGCATTGACGCCGACCTCCGTTCGGAGCCGGTGAACCTGTCCCAGACCTTCCGCGACGAACTCGACACGGCCGATGCGATCTCGCTCCCAGCCCTGACGCTGGACGACTGGACCTTCCGACCCACGAAGCAGGGTCCGGTGTCGGCTCTGCCGATGCGCGTCGAGGCTCCCCGAGCCGAACGCATGGACGGCCCGCGTATGGATGGCCCCGAAGCTGGCCCGGACATCAACCCGGAATGGACGAAGGGCATATCGCCCGAACGGCTCAAGGCCGTGACCGAACACCTCGACCGCCTGAAGGCTTACATCAAGCCGGATCAGGTCGAACTCTTCGTGCGCTGGGCGGGCAAGGAAGCCGTGGCCCTCGCGGACGATCCGTCGCCGCACTGGAACCAAGAGATTTTTGATTTCGACAAGCTGTCGAACGAGCCGGAGAAGTTCGAAGAAATCGTCGGCGTCATGGCCCAGATTTTCAAGCCGCTCTACGACGCGGCCGGAGACGCCAAGAAGACTTGGAAGTCGGTCGCGGATCGTCAGGCTGCATTCGGCGTCACCGTGTCTGACGTGGTGAAGGCCCATAGCGACATTACCGGCGAGAACGGCATCGCGGCCAAGATGCACGCCTTGGAGACAATTTCGATCCAGCACACCGACCATCTCGTGACGAAGATGGCGCAACTGGAGAAATCGCTGAACGGCAACGTCATCGACAACAATCTGATCGGCGACGTGGCCGCTCAACTGCAAGCGACCGTGATGTTCGACGCCATGGCGGCGGGCGCCAAATCCGAGATCGGCCGCGCCCTCAACATCATGAAGATGGCGAAGCAGCGCAGCCGGATCATCAACGACCTACAGGGCCAGATGGACCTCATGGCCGACGCCCTCGGCACCGGCGACCTCGACGCGAAGAAGATGGCCGAAGCCCTCAAGCGACTGCGCGAAGCCTACGGCTCGGGCGGCGAACGCGGCCTCAAAGACGAACTCCGCAAGGGCCGTCACATGGGGTTCAGCGACTACCTGTCCTACTACATCGTCGCCGGTTATCTGACGACGCCCGCGACCGCCGTCCGCAACGCTGTCGGCTCGGTTCTCCATGCGTCCATGACGGTCGGGGAACGCTACATCGCCGCTGGCATCACCAGCCCGCTCCGGCGCGGCCTCGGGGGAAAGCGCACCTCCGCAGAGGGCGTCACCTTCCGCGAAGCCAACGCCTATCTGTTCGGCATCCACCAGTCGTTCGTCGATGCGACGAAGGCCGGGTTCAAAGCCTTCATCCACGCGGCCCCGCAGACCGACATCGAAACGAGCGTCGGCCGCTACGCCATGGCCCAGCCGTTCGAGTTCAACGCCGAAAGGGTCAAGAAGTGGAAGGAAGGCGGCATCAAGTCCGTGCCCGACATGGCGATGACCGGCCTGTTCGGAACGCTCCGCACCCTCGGCATTCGCCCCTCCCTCGGGATGGACGAGTTCACGAAGGTCATGACACGCCGGATGCAGATCAACGCACTGGCCGCGCGCGAAGCCTCCTACCGTTCGGCGCGTCTGCGCGGGAGCGAAGCGGATCGCGTCTTCGCCAAGACTCTTGAAGCGGTGACGCAGCGGCCCACGGCCGAAGCCTTCGTCCGCGCCAAATCCGAGTTCGAGGCCACCGGCGAAATCTACGATCCGGCGAAATCCTACATGGGCGACGCCCGGCTTGAGGAAGCCGCCGATGTGCTTGCCTCGGTCGATCTCCACGAAATGGCGAACGACTACGCGCGGCTCATGGCTTTCCAAAAGACCGGCCCGGCGGTTGAGGCTTTCGAGAAGGCGATGAAATACATCCCCATCGTCAAAGCTCTCTACGTCCCGTTCCTCCGCACTCCGCTGAACCTTGTTCGCGCTGGCATGGTGGATCGCAACCCGGCTCTGGCTTGGCTCACCAAGGAAAACCGTGCGGCGTTCAAGACCTACTTCGCCGCCCTCGACGGTCAGGAAAAGGCTCTCTCTCGTGGGGGCGCCGAAGCCGACATCGTGATGGCCCGAATGGTCAGCGGCATGGCCCTCATGGGGACCGCCGCCATGCTGTTCGCCAACGGCGATCTCGTCGGCAAGCGCACCCCGGCAGAGGAAGAGGACGGCGTGAAATCCTACTCCATCCGCCTCGGGGGCCGCTGGTATCAATACAGCACCCTGTCGCCGGTAGCCGAAATGATCGGCATTACGGCCGACCTCTACCAGACTATGCGAGACCGCGATCTCGCCGATGACCAAGCCTCCGCACTGGCGGGCGGCGTCATGGGCGCGATCATGAACAACATCGTCAACAAGGCCGCGCTTCAAGGCGTCGGCGATTTCTTCGACCTCTTGGACCCGTCGTTCTCGACCACGGCGTCATCGCGCGGCACAGCCGTTGCGAAGGCCGCGTTCAAGAAGCTGGGCGACTCCCTCGTCCCGGCCATCGTCAGGAACACGGCGCAAGCCCAAGACCCGGTGATGCGCGAGGCGTCGGAATTCCTCGACTACTTCGCCCGCAACATTCCGATGTTGTCGGACAGTCTGCCCGAACGCCGCGACTGGCTCGGCCTTCCCATCGTCCGCAAGGATAAGGACGGCGGCTTCATCGAAGCTCTGGTCCAGCCGCTCCGCGTGTCTGAACGAGAGGACGACATGGTGCGTCTGGAAATCTCGGCTCTGGCCCAGAACGATCCCGACCTCCTGATGGCGACCCGACCTGACGCCCGCTTCAACGGGCAGAAGATCACGCCGAAGGAACATGCGCGCCTTCTGGCGATCCAAGGTCAGGAATGGCGCGATCCGATGACTGGCCTGAACATGCACGAAGCCTTGGCCGAACTTGTCAACTCGGCTGACTACGCCAGCTACAGCGACCCTCGTCGCGCCCAAGAGATCAAGGACACTGTGTCCCGCTATCGCCGACTGGCGACAGCGGCGATCAAGCGCGGCGAGTTCCCTGACATGGCCCCCATGCTCGACCGCACAGGCGCCGCACAGGCGCAGGACATGGGCGAGAAGAAGGGCTGGGAGCCATACCGGATCGAGAACAAGGCTCGGTCCTACGGCGTCTCCGATGATGCCCTCGCCGACATCATGAACTTCGGCGCCGACTAAAACACCAACCTCAATCCACCCGGAAAGCCCGGTCGCTCACGCGGCCGGGCCTTTCGTCGTGGGTGAACGAAAGGATCAATGTCTAACCAGACCCGCGCCCAATACATCGTGACGGGAGGCCAGCAAGAGTTCGACCTTGCCGTTCCCTTCCTCGACCGAAACCACATCAAGGTCACGCTCAACGGCTCCACGCCGTTCTTTGAATGGCTGACCGACAGCCGCATCCGCCTTCGTCAGGCGCCGGTCGAAAGCAGCGTCCTGCAAATCCGACGCGAGACCCCGATCTCGACGGCCCTCGTGGAGTTCCAGAACGGGGCGACCCTGACCGCCGAAGAACTGAACCGGGCACACCTTCAGAACCTCTATCGCCTTCAGGAACTCGACGACCTCTACACCGGCTCTCTCGACCGGGCGCAGGTCCGCCTTGGCGATCACCTCGGCGTCGTCACCACGCCAGACGCTATTGTCGATGAACTGATCCTGACCTCCGAACTCGGGGACGAAGCCCTCAATCGCTTCCGTGACGCGCTGGCGACCATCGACCTCTCCACCGAACAGATCATCGGCAACACCCTCGCGCTGACCGATCAAGCCTTCCGCTTGGACAACCTGACGGGCGTCGTGGACGCTCTGACCAATCTCGAAGACGGGACCGGCCTCGCCACCGTCATCCAGAACGAAGCCAACGCCCGCCTCTCGGGCGACCAAGCCCTTGTCGATACCTTCGCCCTGATCGGCGCGAAGAGCGCGGACAATCTCTCCTTCATCCTCGACCTCAACAAACTGAAGTCGTCGCCGACCGAGACGATGGCCCAGCGGTTCAACGCGATCTACGCGGCGAACGCCAACGCGCTCGGGCTGATCCAGACCGAACAGACGGCCCGCGTGACGGCGATAGATTCCGTGACGCAGACCTTGCAGACGCAAGGGAGCCGGATCGACGCGAACCAAGCGGCCATCGCCAATGAAGCGACCACACGGGCCGATGCGATCTCGGCGGAAGCCAGCGCGCGCGCCGCCCTGTCGGCTTCGATTCCGGGCCTCATCAACGCGGCCGTCCTCGTGGAAACCAACGCCCGCGTCGCGGCGGATGCGGCCGAAGCCCAGCTTCGGCAATCGCTGGCCGTTCAGGTCGGGCAGAACTCGACCGCGATCCAGAACGAAGCGACGGCACGGGCGAACGCCGATGGCGCAATCGCCCAGCAGTTCGCTGTCCTCGGCGCCTTCCGCAACAATCAGTCCGCCTTCACCCTCGACCTGAACCGGGTCGAAGTCGGTCCCGGCTATAGCCTCGGCACCCGACTGTCGGGGATTGATGTCGCAGTCGGCAACGTCTCGGCTTCCGTCGTCAATGAGGCGACGGCTCGCGCGAATGCGGACAGCGCGCTCTCCCAAACGATCCAGACCGTTCAGAACACGGTTGGGGCGCACACGGGTTCGATCACCACGCTTCAGCAAGTGACTGACGGCCTGAATCTCCGATGGAGCGTCGCCCTCAACTCCAACGGCCACATCACCGGGATTACGGCCCAGAACAACGGCTCCTTCGGGTCGCTCTCGTTCGTGGCAGATGAAGTCGGTTTCGTCGCGCCGAACGGCGGCTCGCCGGTCAAGATCATGTCCGTCGTCGCGAACAAGGTCCGCTTCAACTCGAACGTCGAAATCTTCGGCGACCTGCTCGTCACCGGCTCAATCAACAACTCCCGTCTGGTCAACAACACTGTCACTGGCGTCGAAGCGGCCTACAACGGCGGGACCGTCACCCTCAACAACACCACGCCGACGCGCATTCACGGCGTCTGGATCGGCGTCGAAAAAGCCGACAGCCCCATCGACATCGACTTCAACGCCTATGGGACATTCACCCACAATGCGAGCGGGTCGTTCGTGGCCGTCGTGCAGCTTGTCCGGTCGCGCGGGACCGATGGCGGAACCGTCATCCAGTCCGTCCAACTGAACGGCTCCGGCATGGCGAACGATACATGGCAAGGCGCCCTGCCGATGAAGTTCCTCGACCGTCCGGGTGAGGCTGGCAACTGGCACTATTACGTCCAAATCTACTTCAGTTCCGGCATGTCCACCCAGATCGTGACCGCCCGCTACGGCAAGGTCACGGAGATGAAGAACAACACCTCGACCCTCGGCGGCGGCTCCGGCTCCGGCGGCGGCGTTGGATCAGGAGGCGGTTCATCTGGCGGTGGCGGCGGCGGTGGGGGCTACGACCCTGACCCCGGCGGCGGCGGCGGTGGCGGCATCGAACCCATCATGGCCTGACGAGTGACCGGCCTTAACCGGCCGGTCCCACATCTAAATACAAGACCCTCAAACGATCACAGGAGACGCATGTCCCAAACGCCTTCCGCTGCACAGCAGCACCAGACCCTCGCGGCGCAGGAGCAATCGCTTCTGGCTTCCCTCGGCCACCTCATGTCGCAGGTCGAAACCACGAAGATCGCCCTGTCGAATGTCCGCGCAGCCCTTCAAGGCGCCGAACTCGGCTACCAACTCGCAACGCCTGAACCGGCGGCTCCGGTCGAAACCGCTCCGGCTCCCGACACGGAGTAAGGTCGAATGAGCGGGCTGACGATCACCACTCTCGCCCAGCAGATTGAAGACCTAATCGTCAAATCGGAGCAGCAGACGAAAGCCGTCTCTGCTTGGCTGGGTGGGTCCGCGACCGGCGGACCCAACAATGACGGTCGCTATCCCTTTGTGGATTTGGGCGGCCAAGAAATCCTCGTGCCGTCGCCCGCATCGTTCAACGACATGACCTCCGGCCCGGCGGCGCAATCCGCCGCCGCCAAGGTCGCGACTGAACTCGCGCGCGATCTGGCAAACGATCACGCCAACCGTGCCGACGCGCAGCGTATCCTTTCGGAAGCGGCGCGCGGCGCGGCGGTCGAAGCGCGCGATCTCGCACAGCAACATCGCAATCACGCGGGCACGAGCGAGGCGAATGCCCGCTATTGGGCCGAACTCGCGCAAGGCTCGGGACAGTCCACCTCGGCGGATCGCGCCGTCGTGGAAGACCTCGCTGAACAGGTGGCGGACAACGCCGCCCTTGCGTCGCAGAAGGCGACCGCTGCCGCAGCCTCGGCCACGCTGGCGGCGACATTCGATCCGACCCTTTACGACAAGAAATCCGACACGCTCGCGGCAACCCGTCTGGTCGGGACGCTCGATCCGGCGCGTCTGCCCTCGACGGTTTTCCAAGCCCCCATCGTGGCGTCATCGACCATCGCGTCGCTGACATCGACACAGCAGTCGGAAGTCCGCATCGGCTCCACCGTCGTCACGTCGGACGGCGTGTTCTGGTCATTCCTCGGCGGGTCCAAGACTTCGGAGTCCAGCTATAGGGCCATGGCCGACACGACGCCCCCTTGGTCCGCCATCGCCGACAAACCGGCCTATTTCCCGACCAACATCGCCAACGTCTCCGGGCTGCAATCGGCGTTGGACGCCAAGGCCGGTCTGACGGCGACCAACACCTTCACGGTCAAGCAGACCATGAACGGCGGGATCAACGTCAAAGACAGTCTGACGATGACCGGCTCGGACCCCTACCTGCGTCGTGACAGCAACTCGGCGGCTTGGGTTCTCACGGGCGGTCAGGGCTGGACGGACACCGGCGCCGTCATCGTTCTGCATGGCAAGGATCACGCCACAAGGCCGGGTCACACGCTGATCTATGGCGTCGATGGCGCAAACACTTCGACCCTCGCCATCGACGGCTTCAAGGACATCTTCATGAACCGTCGCCCGTCCTTCGCCGGGGCGACGCCGTGGGATTCCGCAAACCTCAATCCCGGCAACTACGCATGGAAAGCCGGTGGCAACACCATGACCGGCCTGACGCAGTTCCGATCAGGATCAGGAAATAACGCCGCCAACTTCGGCGACCGGGTTCTGGAAGTCTTCAATGACGGCGGCGGCGCGGCCATGATCGCCTTCCACCGCAGCGGTAGTTTCGGAGCCTACTTCGGTCTCGATACCGACAACCAACTGAAGGTCGGGGGTTGGTCGAACGGGGCCGCTTCGCAGCCTGTCTGGACCGGGTTCAACTTCACGCCATCCAGCAAGGTTAGCTGGACCGACACGAACATGGATGGCGGGGCCTACACTGTCGTTCGTCGCAACGGTGACGGCGGTGGGTTCTTCACCGGCCGACTTCACGCCTATTCACAGACCGCCACGGTGGACGTCTGGAACGGCGGGATCGAAATCCAAGAGGTTCAAAACGTCGCCAACACCCAGAGCGGCCATGCCTACGCCCCGGCTCTCACCTTCCACTGGAAGGGTGTCGCGGCCCGGTCACTCTTCATGGGGTCTGACGCTTGGCTCTACATCGGCCAGCAGGGCGATAAGGGGAACTTCGGCAACCTTGGGGTCAACCGTATCTCGTCGGACGGCAACGAACTCTGGCTTCAAAAGGCCAAGGTCACGAAGCTGAAAATCCACGACAACGGCATCAACGCCCTCGGCAACTGCGACGTGGACGGCGGTGTCTTTATCCGTTCGGGCGCCCCGACGATCACGTTTCAAGATAGCGATCACCGCTCTGCGATGATCCACGTCAACAGCAACCGCTTCTACGTCCTCCGAGGCTCGGGCACGAATGCCACAGGGTGGGAAAGCACCGGCAGCGGGTGGCCGCTGGAAATCAACCTCGACAACAACGACGCCTATTTCGGGGGTCAAATCTACAGCGCGAACAACGGATGGTTCCGAGTCAGAGGCTCCGGCAACGGCATCTATTGGGAGAACCACGGCGGCGGCTTCCACATGTCCGACAACGATTGGGTTCGCGTCTACAACGGCAAGAACCTCTACTGTCAGGCACAGGTCCGCGCGAACACGGTCGTCGGCGAATCCGATAGGCGCCTCAAGACGAACATTGCTCCGATCACCGACGCTACGGAGAAGGTCGCGGCCCTGTCGGGCGTGACCTTCGATTGGAAGCGTGACGGATCGGCGGGCATGGGTTTCATCGCCCAAGAGTTCGAACGGGTGCTTCCGGCTCTCGTGACCGAGGACGTGGAGGGGATGAAGGGCGTCGAATACGGCCCTGTCGTCGCGCTGCTCGTCGAGGCTTTGAAGGAGACGAACGCTCGCGTCGCGCTCTTGGAAGGGAGGGTCTGATGGCCCTCCCATCTTCCGGCTCGATCACCATCGACCAGATCAAAACCGAACTCGGCATCACCGGCGAACTGTCGTTGACCGACAGCCGCGTTCGCGCCTTGGCGGGTCGATCCTCCGGCGATGTCACCTTGCCGAATGACTTCTGGGGCAAATCGGCTCGAACCGTTCGTCTCATCATCCAGTCATCCGAACAGGTCCGAACGAACTGGGGCCAATGGAACGAGCAGCAATATGACAAGATCACATTCGGGATTTCGGTCTCTCCGTATCTCGCGCCGACTTCATACTCATGGGGCGGCGATGTCTCGGGGACTGGTTCGACAGCCATCTTCTACGGCCCGACCTACAACACCAACGGCTACACCTATCAGACCTTCGGCCAAGCCTACTGCTCGGTCGTCGTCGGCGGTCAGACCTACGATCTAACCCTCGATTTCCAATACACCGCTGGCGATCAAATCTAACCTCCCACCCACAATCGAAAGGTCTAATGGACCCCCATCAAACACCGAACTCCGACCCAGCCTTGGTGCTGATCCTCGGCGAAATCAAAGGCCAGTTGGCCACCTACATCAAGTTCATGGAGAACTTGCAGAGCAAGCACGACGGTCTGGAAACCCGGACCCGATCTCTTGAGAACGCCAAGTTCTGGATCATGGGCGCCGCCGCCACAGTCGGCGGTCTGGCGGGCTTCCTCGTGGACCTGTTCAAGTCATGAGCGAGCGCGCTTCTGACAAGGCGTTGGATCAGCTTCACGCCACCGTCGCCATGCTGCTAACGAACGAACTCTCCCGCGCATGTATCCGCGCCGAAGAGAACCCCGGAGACCCCGGCAAGGCGATCTCACCTCAACTGATCTCGCAAGCCATCAAGTTCCTGAAGGACAACGGCGTCGCCGCCTCGGCGACCTCGCCGCGTCTCGACGACCTCACGGCCAAACTCGCTGACCTCGACCTCGACGACGAGGTTCTGTCGGGGATGACGCCCCAATAACACAAAGCCCCACGCTGACCGACCGCTCGCCTTCACCGGCGGACGGCTGGGTCATGCCATGACTGATTGAAACAACGCTCCGAAACGCCGCGCGAAAAGCTCCAGCGGTCCTTCATCAACTTCGTCCGCTACGTCTGGCGATACGTCCTCGGCCTCCCGAAGCCGACCCGCATCCAAGAAGACATCGCCCGCTATCTTGAGAACGGCCCGACCCGCCGCGCCATCGAAGCCCTGCGCGGCATCGGCAAGTCATTCATCACCTGCGCCTATGTCGTCTGGTGCCTGTGGCGCGACCCGCAGAAGACCGTTCTTATCGTCTCGGCTGGCGAGAGCGGCGCCGCCGACAACGCCAACCTCATCAAGTCGATCATCTTCCACGAGGCGGGCGATCAGCTATGGGCCGAACTGCGCCCCGGCCGCGATCAGCGATCCTCGACGCTCGCGTTCGATGTCGGCCCGGCCAAGTCGAACAAGCAGCCATCCGTCAAATGCCTCGGCATCACCGGCCAGCTTGCGGGCAACCGCGCCGACATCCTGATCGGCGACGACGTTGAGAACCAACGCAACTCCGCGACCGAAGACCAGCGCGACAAGCTGCGCCACGCCACGTCCGAGTTCGGCAAGATCATCAAGCCGCTCGACACGTCAGAGATCATCTACCTCGGAACGCCGCAGACCGAAGAGTCCATCTACAACGACCTTCCGAAACGCGGCTATGACATCCGGGTCTGGCCCGCTCGCTACCCCCTGAAATCCAAGCTACCGAACTACGGCGACACCCTCGCGCCGCTGCTGCGCGCGGACATCGAAAAGTGCGGGACGCTCTGCGATCCGACCGGCCTCTCGCTGTTGGGCGGCGCCCCGACCGACCCCGACCGCTTCACCGACGCCAAGCTGCTCGAAAGCGAGATGGACGGCACGGCGGCCGAGTTCATGTTGCAGATGATGTTGGACACGAGCCTGTCCGACGCCGAGCGGTTCCCGCTCAAGACCTCCGACCTCATCGTCATGAACGTAGATAAGAGTCGGGCGCCGGTCGCACTCTCCTACACGTCCGCCGACGACAAGCAGATCAAAGACGTGATGCTCCCGAACGTCGGCTTCACCGGCGACAGGTTCTTCTCACCCTTCAACGTCTCCGAACATTGGGCCGACTACACCGGCGCCGTCATGCACATCGACCCCTCGGGCACGGGTGCGGACGAGACGGCCTTCGTCGTCACCAAGTTCCTCAACGGCAAGGTCTTCGTCACCAAATGGGGCGGCGTCGCCGGTGACGGCGGTTCGCCCGAAACGCTCGGGAAGCTGGCGAGCATTGCGGCCGAACAGGAAGTCCGCGCCGTCATCGTCGAGGACAACTTCTCGGACGGCATGTTCCGCCGTCTGCTGACCCCGATCCTGATCGCCAAGCACACGTCGAAATGGCGGTGCGGCATCGAGGGGGTGAAAGTCCACGGCATGAAAGAGAAGCGGATCGTCGGCGCACTGGAGCCGGTCATGAAGCAACACCGACTCGTCATCGACAGAGAAGTTCTGAAACTGGACCTCGCCGGTGCAGACCGGATTAAATCTGGCGTATTCCAGATGACCCACATGACCGCCCAGCGCGGAGCCTTGAAGCATGACGACCGGATCGACGTGCTGGCCTTGGCTGTCGATTACTGGAAGCAGCACATGGCCGTGGACGCCGCACAGGCCGAGGCCGAGCATCGCAAGAAGCTGGATCGCGAGTTCGAGAAACGCTTCTTTGCGGGCACGACCATCAGCCCGCTATTGAATACCAAAGGACGCGCGCGCGGCGCCGGAAGGCGGATGATTTAGGTAGCGATCACGCGCTCGGAGAAAAACATCTTGAACAGCGTAGCGGCCTCCTTCTTGCGGATGCGGACCACGAAATAAAGCAGGTTCGTGTGGGGATAGGCGAGATTGAAGGTCCGCATGGTCGATGGCGGATCATTCGCGTTCAGCCAGTCAAAAGCCTCTTGGATCAGTTCATCATCATCGGTCACGAACTCGATCAAAGTCGATGGCGACGTGTCCTTCGCAATCTCGGCCATCCATTGGCGGGCGGTCTCGATATTGTCGATCATGAGAGACGGATAGTTTGGACTGGTCGGATCGCTGGAAGTCGTCGCATCGGCAAATGCCAGATTGATGCGGGCCTCCAGCCAGCCCTGCGTGTCGTAGAAGCCGTCCTTCATCACTTTCCTCCCCGCTCAATAAGAGGGTGGTTGCCGTGCAGGACTTTGCTGACCGTCGTGTCGGCCAACCCGAGTTCGGCGGCGACATGCTTATTCTTCCGGCCCTCGTCAGAGAGCATAAAGATTTTCAGGATGATGTCGTCCGTCATCCTTGCGCGATGCGGCCAGTTCTGACGGACCTGACGGGGCGTCAGCGACAGAAGTTCGGCCACCTCACTGATCGTCATTCCCTTGTCACGGGCGTTCTTGATTTCCAGAGTGACGGACGACCGAACCGAACCTTCCTCCGCGCCTTGTCGCGTGGTCGCTTCGATCACGAGTTTCAGGAGTTCGGCTTGGATGGTGTGCGGGCAGTCATGCCGCGTCGCGATCACCGCGATCTTGGCCGCAAGGGCTTGGGCTTCCATCATCGTTCTCCAAAAAGTTTGAGAATGGTTCCGGTGCGCTTGGCCCAATCAAGATAGCGGCGGGTGTCCTTGCCCCTAACGATCTCGATATCAAAGGACCAGTCTTCATCGCCGTAGGGTCCGGTGAATGCGCGAAAGCGTTCGTAGTCCCGCTGGATCACGCGAACTTCGAACCATGGACCTTTGAAGAAGAAATCCGTGAAGTAGCCGTGGTGGACGGTGACGACGCCATTGTTGAACTTCGCACGGGTGACGCCTCGAAACGGTTCTTCGAGGTCGAAGCGGTCGTCGCTGACGATGACCGTCTTCCAAACGCCGTCTCCAATCTCGGGGTAGACGGCTTTCGCCAGCTTCGAGATCGCGGGATCAGGATTGGAAGGGTCGAGCGACCGCAGCGTCTTGATTAGATCAAGCGTCGTGGCGAGAGTCGGGTGAAACGGACTGGTGATCTGGTAGGCTTCCATGTTTCAGCCCTCCGCTTTCGAAGGGTTCACGGTCGTCCACCACCGGGCCATCTTGCCGAAGGCGTCAGCGTCGTCGGCGTTCATGCCGCAGAAGATCGCCACCGCTTGAAGATGGTCAGACAGACGAATTTCATCCTCGTCGTCGTCATAGCTCTCACCGAATTCGACGACCGAGACGACGACAAGTCGGGTCCACCAGCCGTCACCCTCAACCTTCACGGTGAAGCGCGTGTTGAACTCACAGGCAGGGTTAGGGTCTTTGTAGGCTTCCCATTTGGACACGCTGTATCCGCGCTTGCCCTTGAACGCATTGCGGTAGACCGTGAGGACATCACCCATCCCGAAGCCGGAGCTTTGATGATAGATCATGGCCTCTTCGGACCAGTCGAACGCGACCGCCGCGATGGCCGCCATACGCTCGAAAATGATCTGGTTGATGATGCCTTGGTGGTAGCTGTTCGGCTTAAAGCCTGAAGCGAACTGATTTTCGGGCACGGGTTCGTAGTAGGTCGTCAAAGTCGGGTCTCCGTTCGAGTGGACGTATGACCAGATTAAAACTCACCCTCCCGAAATTGGCCGGGTTAACGTCGCATTAAGCAAGCAAACTCATGTTATGATTGGTATTTCAGGCGAGCGGTCATGGATTTAGAACAACATTGGAGAGAGGCTCGCCGCCTCCGCGCCAAACGAAAACCTGTTCCGAACTCGCCGGAACTCAACGCTCTATTTCGCGAAGCCATTCTCGAAAAGCTCGGAAATCCTCGTCGCGACCTGTCCAACGCGGCCTTCGCCAAGCACCTGAACGAACTCGGTCTGATGACCTTCCAAGGACGGTCGTGGGACGCTGACAGCGCGCGCCATTACCGTCAGGCCCTTGAGACCGACATCGCCCGTGCTGGCGCCGAAATGGATGAGGAAGACCAGAAAGAGCCGCGCCGCATCAAGGCGATCCGCGACTATGCGCTGGCCGCAGTCGCCCGATCAAACACTCCCGGCCAGACGCTTCAGGAATTGGACAACGACATCATACGACTGCGCCTCGATCTTGTTGAGCATCGAAACGCCGGAATGCACGAGATCGAGAGAGCGGTCTCGCTTCTTGAACGGAAGCGCGCCAGCCGGTCAGCCTGATTTCTTCGGAGCCTTGCGAGCCTTCACTTCCGACAGCTTCGCAGCCGTCAGGGCCTCGACCTTCGCGGACAGGGCATCGACGCTCACATGCAAGACCGCGTTGGACGCTTTAAGCTGGGCGACTTCGGCCGCGAGGCCAGACACGAAACCCGAGAGGCCGAACGGCGTGAAGCCATCCTCTCGCATCGGCATATCGCCGAACGTGCAGTTCCCGATCTCACCATCCAGTCGATTGAGCTTCAGACGAAGCGTCTCGACATCTTCGGCGAGGGCGCGGCTGGCGATGAGGTTTTCAATGGCGTCCAGACGGTCGCTCAAGGACTCATACCGCGTCTCGTAGGGGTCGCCGAACTGGCGATCCTCCTTCCCCACGATGCCTCGCGCTCCGTAAATCGCAGCGACCGTATTGGACAGAAGGCTCATGGTGGTCGCGTGTTGCGTGTCGAGATTCAGGACGCGCGTGTTCAGTTTCGGCAGGTCGATGCCGCCTGTCAGAATGGAAAGGATCATGCTGATATTTAGTCAGCGGCGATCCGACTAATGCCCGGCCAGAACGTCACCTAAAGAGGCAGGATCACCGCTCGCTCATAGCCCATATGGCCGTCACTGGTCGGCAGAATGACGAACTCGTCGGTAGGCCGATTGATGAGATCGCGAACAAGGTTCGTGAACTCTTCCGCATGTTCGTTGTCGCGAACGAGTATGAATCCGCCGTCGCCGGTCGGCTCCACGTTGTAGGCGGTTGAACCCGCCTTAAGGCGTTCAAGCAAGCGTCCCATAACGGCGGCCATTAAAGCTTCAGGTTGGCCAAAAATTCCAGTCCCATATCAATCGCCAATTCGCCACTACGCTTGTGACGAAAGCTTTCGAAGTTGCTGCGACCAATATGCCAAGGTATCGAATGCAGCGACTTTAGTGCTGGAATCGGCATACATACGGATCATGTCTCGCATCACCCTTTCGCCTGTCGATACTCAAATCGGCAAAACAATACGCGACCGGCGCGTAGCTCTGGGCCTTACTCAGTCAGAACTTGGGGAGGCTATTGGCGTCTCGTTCCAGCAAGTTCAGAAATATGAGCGCGGAGCAAATCGAGTTGCTGCTTCAACGCTGTTGCAAGTCGCAGGTGCTTTGAGATGCAGCGTAGCCGACCTCTACGGCGATCCCGTCTTAACAGGGCAATCACCCTCGGAACGAGCCATTTTGAAACTGTGGTCGCAGTTGAATCAGAAGCAGAGCGATGCTGTCGCAGCTATGCTTCGACAGTTCCTGACGCGCTAAACATGTTGTTCCCGGCTCGTAGGAGCGGGGTCGTAAGCATGAAGATGTGAGACCATTTGTTAGCTACCACTCGATATGCTAACAGTATCGCCGCACTTTGGTTCAGTCTCCATAGTCGTAGTCTTTCTGAGAGGAAACTACCTATGATCGGCTTATTATCGCGCCTTCGCAACCCGTCAGAGATACACTCCGTCGAGCCGGGCGGGGACGGTTTTGGTATTATAGCCAAGCCTGACCGCTTATCCGATTTCTCGATGCTCGTTCGAGACGCTATCAACGATCCAGACCCATCTTACGCGGTTTTTGCCACCCGGATGACGGAAGGCACAGAACGATTATATGAGCGCGCATATATTCTCCCCTTCGACGAATAGGCTTGGCCTGATCGTCGCGGGCCTCGATTGCAAGGCGTTGTTTTAACGTAGGTTAATGACGCGCTCGGTATTCCGAGACACATCGCGAAACTGCCGAGGCACTTTTGCGTTATGGCAGGTTCCGAATGGAGTTGTCATGACCGAAGTTGTTTGTGTTTTCGTCGTTGACGACGATCCACTTGTGATGATGACACTCGAACATGCGCTCGAAGACGGGGGTTTTGTTTTTAAGACGGCTTGCTCGGCAATCGAAGCAAAAGCCCTTTTCGACACCTGCGGCGCCGAATGCCGCGCTCTGATTACAGATGTAAACCTTGGAAGCGCGGCAACAGGTTGGGATGTCGCCAGATCAGCGCGGGAAATGAACGGCACTTTGCCCGTCGTGTATGTGACTGGCGACAGTGCTAATGAGTGGCGGGCACAGGGCGTCCCCGATAGCATTCTCATCGAGAAGCCATTCGTTTCTGCACAAATCACAAACGCGGTAGCGTTCCTACTAAATGCTCAAAGCCAGCTTAGCCAAACCTTCCCTCAACGGCCTTGAACCGACCCGCTTCTGTCGCGACTATAGCGCATATGCTCGCACCTATTGGTGGAGCGAAACGCGGTGAATAGCGACGACGACAAGATTAAACGCGAGTATATACGCAAAGTAGATGGCTTTATCCGCGAAGCCCTTCTTGAAAAAAATTTATTTTGCCGGGCTAAGCTGCTTGGGAAGGCAGTCTACTGGAATTTGATGGCTTTGAAAGCTGACCCTAACGTCATGGTCGTCAGGGGCAAGCCTATCCCACCCGATGACTACATCAAACCAGAGTAGATTAACTGATTATCCATTTAGCTCGGTTCGCTCACGATGACGCTTCAGTTTCGAATGGAGCGACCACAGCACGAACATACCTCCCGAGCGCATCAGTGACGGGCTGCGCAACCACCTTATCACAGTGACCGACAGTAAGCTCGTCTACAAATTTTACAAAGGCACTCTCCTGACCATCCTTCGGAGAGATTACCCAGCACTTTCCAAGTGGCTGAGCTTCAAATATTACCGAACCTTTTCCAATGGATTCAAGTAAGTTAATCATCGGCACCCAACAACGCGACACTCTCGATACTCGTGGATAACCAGCCGATCCTTAAAGATTCAGCTAATGCGAAAGGCCCTCGCGCAATGCGAGCCGCTCGATCCGGCACAGTCAGAGTGGCATTACCGTAGCGCGTTCGTAGCCTAACTTGCCGTCAGTGATGGGGAAGATGGCGTATTCATCGCTTTGATGAAACGTCAGTTCATCAATCATCTTGGCGAACTCCGCTTCCTGCCCCCGTTTTGGGACAATAACGAATCCCTCGCCGAAGACCTCGACATCGAAGATCGGCGATCCGCTTTTAATGTTTGCCAAAAGGTTCTTCATTGGCGTGATTATAAGTTTCGGGGGTCGTGCCTGTCGAGAGCTTAACAGGACAATGAGAGTTATGACCCGGATTGAAATTTGGGTCACGCATCCGAAGTGGGGAATAAGCGTGGTCCGCAACTGTCAGCCCCCCCCGTGTGGGTATCGTCCGGGGACCGTCAGGCCCAACGCTGGCCAGCGCGGGACGGTATAGGCGATGCGCGGGGAGCCTCGTTTCTGATTCCGACGCGATGCCTTGGCACGATTTCCGGCACGGTCTGCCCTACTCTCTCGCTAACCGCTTGAGATCGCTTGCCCTCGTTCCCGTAAGACAGGGCACACAGGGCCGGGCCTGATCGTCAGGCCCAATGCTCCAGCACATCGAGCGACGATCCTCGCGCGTGATCTAAACGCGCGCACGATGGGGGCTGATCGTATTCGGGTTAGACCCTGCGCTTTTTTCGTTGACGACATTTTTTGCGTTGACAACAACCATTCGTCGATGCACGTTTGGGGCATCTAATGACTCAACGCAAAGGTTGACCTCAATGCTTACCGAACTGCCCGGCGACTTCACCCGCCTGATCGAACTGACCGGCGGGCACTATGACCTGACTGTCTGGGTCCGCGCCGATGTCGATCTGGACTCCACCTTCGAAGCCATCTGCGACGTGACCGGCGACCGCCTGTCGGTCAACGGCTGGCTGTTCTGCGAAGCCTAATACCCGCGTCAACGCAATCAACGGATCAGAACAATGAAAGCCGACATCTACCAAACCGTCACGGACTCAATCGTCGCCATGTTGGAAGACGGGGTCCGCCCTTGGGCGCCGCAATGGGAGGCCGGATCGTGCGGCCTTCCGGCGATCCCGACCCGCGCTAACGGCGAGGCGTATCGCGGGATCAACGTCGCCCTGCTTTGGGGCGCGGCCGAGATGAAGGGCTATCGTCACCACACTTGGATGACCTTCAATCAGGCCAAAGAGGTTGGGGGATGCGTCCGCAAAGGGGAGAAGTCGTCGCCGGTAATCTATTGGGGATCGTATTCGAAAGAGGATGAAACCGGCGAGGAGGAAACCCGGCTGTTTGCCAAGGGCTACGCGGTTTTCAACGTCGAGCAAATCGACCATTTGCCCGAACGCTTCTATGAGGCCGCGCCTGTCGCTGCGACGGCTGAACGCATCAAGCTCGCGGATCAATGGGCGGTCGGAACTGGCGCCGAAATCAGGCATGGCGGATCAAAGGCTTTCTTCTCGCCCAAGTCCGATCACGTCCAAATGCCGCCTTTAGAGGCGTTCTATGAACACGAAGCCTATTACGCGACGCTCGCCCATGAACTGACGCACTGGAGCGGAGCCAAGGCCCGGCTTGATCGCCAGTTTGGGAAGCGGTTCGGCGATAAGGAGTATGCGTTTGAGGAACTGGTCGCCGAAATGGGCGCCGCCTTCGCGATGGCTCGCCTTGGGATCGCGGTTGAGCCTCGCGAGGATCATGCGTCCTATCTGGCGTCATGGCTTAAGGTTCTACGTCAGGACAAGCGCGCGATCTTCACGGCGGCGAGCAAGGCTCAAGCCGCGTGTGACTACCTTTTCGACCTCGCCAATAAGGCCCCAAAACAGGCCGTAGAGCAGCCTTGGATGGCCGATGGCGTCATCTATCTCCCTGACCTGTCGGGAGGCTCCAGCGCGGCGGAAATCGAGTCCCATGGAGACGATGACGACACAGACCCGACGCCGCCTGTCGCGCCCAAGCGTCCGCCGGTCTCGACCGATGTCGCCGCCGGGTTCCTGTCCAAGCTGACGGCGTTTGCAGGGGGAGGCATTAGTGCCTCCCGCCCATTCCATCCCCGACGCGACCCGTCGCTTTGCGAGTTCTTGAGCCTCCGGGGCATCTGCGACGATGGCGGGGAGCTAAAGGCCCGTGACCTCGACCGCTGGCATCGCGAGGCGCCTTTCCGCCGCAAGCTTGTCCGGGCCGATGGCGTGTCGCTGGAGCGGGCCGCGATGATGGCTTGGGAGGCCGGATATTTCGATGATGTTGCGGTTCCTGCTTGGGATAGCAGCGACAACATGCACCCGGTATCGGAAGCGATGTTGCTGGCGGCTCTGGAGCGTGAGCTACGCGCCGACTACGCCCATGTTTGGGGCGACCATGATGCGGAGTTCTTCGCCTGACTTTGGATTGCGGACGGCTTGCCGCCCGCAACCCTCGCGTTAGAATCATCCGAACTCATAGGGGGAAACCATGAAACGAATCATCGCTCTCGCCGTGCTGGCGACTTTGACTGCTTGCGGGAATCCGACCGACACTTCGTCAGCCATGACGGCCGAGGAAGCTGGAAACGCACCCGCAACAGATGCGGCGGGAGCAACCGCAGCCAGCCAGCCCGCTCCTGTCGTCGAACAGGCTTCGCTATCCGACGCCGACAAGGGCCGCGTCTGCCGCGCCGCCATCGCCAGCCTCAACGGTCGCGATCCGGCAATCATCCGCGTGATCTCGACCAAGGATGACATCCACCGCGTCCGCTACACGCGCGACGACGGCACGGTCTGGACTAACGAATGCCGCGTCGGCACGGGCACGGCGGAATGGCGCATGGTTCAGGACGGCCAGCCCGGCCGCTGGCGCAACGAAGACACCATCCGCTTCACGGTCGATGGCTCCGCAATCAACATCCAGACGTTCATGGGCGGCGAGCCGGTCACGAACGACACCTACGAAGTGGAGTAGCGCGATGGCGACGATGAAGGTCCATGGCGGCGACTTCGGCAAAGGCAATGGAGTCTATGCTTTTGGCGGAATGTCGCTTCCCGATCCGGCCAGTAATTGGGGGGGGCAAATCTCCATCCCGTGCAGCTTTATCGAGGAGGTGGCCGTCGCGACCGAGGACTCGGTTAAGAAGTTCGGGGGAGCGGCTGGCTGGGGCGCAGTAGGCGCGCTCGCTCTTGGACCTGTCGGCCTGTTGGCCGGAGTGATCCTCGGCGGGAACAAGAAGGAAGTGACCTTCGTGGCCCGCCTGAAAGACGGCAAGAAGTTCCTCGCCACTGTCGATAGCAAGACCTACGCGAAAATCCTCGGCGCAACGATGTGAGGTGAAGGCGCGTGTCCTTTTTCAATCCGAACAAGATCATCAAAACCGCTGCCGATTTTCAGCAAGCTTTGCGGAAAGGTGGAATGACTGCCGACCTCCGCACAGGCGGGCCGACACCTCCGCACCTGTTGGTCCAAGAAGCGGGCCTCACGTTTGTCGTCGGGGTTTCGCCGGAAGCCTACACCTTTGTGACCACGGTGAGTGCGAGGCTTGGCGTCGATTTCGACAAAATCGCATCTTGGAACATCAATAAGGCGTTCTGTAGCGCGTCCTACATCGAGGGTCAGGACAAATATATGCTGACCTATGCTCTGATTTCCTCCGGCGGTCTGTTAACCCGAAACGCTCAAGCCATCGCCAAAAGATGGCCAGAGCGCGTCGGTTTATTCGTTCAGCATGTAGGTTTAGACCGGTCTGACATCGCGGTGCCCCGCAATGCTTGATAAGATTCAAGACAAACCGACGCTCGATTATATCGTGAGCATCGCCAGAAGATCGGCAATCACAGCAGTCATAGAATATCTCCCCAAGGTGAAACAAAACGCAGTTAGATGCAGCGTTTTGTATCCGGGCTTTGAATCCGAAGTGTCCTTTCACATCGTGATTGGCTCTGACGGCCACTACGTCCGCATCATGGGCGAGATCGACCTCGGGCAAATGGGCCAGTTAAGGCTGGCCAACGACTGGAACAATTCAATCAAGCTTATCGGCCCGGCTATTCCGATGTCTGATGGCTACTTCCTGACCTATTGCGTGACATTTAGTCAGGGGATGGTCGGGATGAACTTCGCACAGACCCTTCTGCTGTTCTGCAAGGAGATGTCGGAGTTCAGAGCTTACACCGTTGAGGGTCACGCACGACAAGCCGACATTCCATCATGAGACTTACGAAATATATGGCGGCCATCCAGCACATCCGACTAAATATGTTTCATAACCTGTTTCGCCGTGTGCAAGACGTGCAAACAGGGCCGTTAGATATTGGATAAATATGGATAGTATCGTATACTCGATTCTATCACCAAATCCGAAAACTTAAGGCCCTGCGATCTTGCACATCGTGGGGCCTCTTGTTTTTGGATTATTATGGACAACCCTTTTGCCGCCGTCGTGGCTGAACTTGATTTTCTCGGGCAAGACAATGCCCTTCTCAACTCTGCTCTCTACAAGAACCCTGACTTCGTGGCGTGGTGCGAGCGGATCGCCGACCGTCAGCACAAGGTCCGCGCATCGGTCGTGACGCCCCTGCCAGCGTTGGAGACGATCTTGGCCCTTGAGGCGACGGTCTTCGACAATGGGCCTGAACCGAAGTTCCGGCACAAGATCACACTGCAAACCTACATGGGCGACCATCCCAACTGGAAGCGTCCGAACTGGAAAGGGACGGCGACGCTCTGGCCGCACGATGTCGCCGTGAAGACGGCGAAGAAATCGAAGGCGAAGTTCTCCGAAGCGACGCTCGCCGTGGTCGAGGCTTTGGCCGGTCAAGGCTCCGGCTTTGTTGGCGTCTTCATGCACACCGGCGCGGGCATGGGGTCCACCTACAACGATCAGCACGTCGTCTGGATCGACATCGAAGCAAACACGGCCATGGTCTATTCGCCGAACGCCCACTTCTGGCTGGCACCGTTCGACAAGCTGGACGCCAAGGGCAAGCCGCTCAAGAGCAACGGCATCCTGCATTCGCGGTCATCGTCGGCCGACACTCTGGATCACTGGTCCACGGGCGAGCCGGTTTCGCTTTAACTATTCGCCGGGAGTGATGCTCCCTCTATTAATACCCCCTAATACTAATATATTAATAGAGGGAGCACCCCTCGGCGAATACGGCTTTGGTCGGTTCCCTCTAATAGAGAGCATCACCTGACGGTTCGCCCAACAATAGGGACATAGGCTTGCCCCCGCCTCGTTCCTCGTCGGCGCCAAACCATTTCTCTAATAGAGGGAGCGGTGGTTGCGGCGCGGTAGTCGAGGGCGGATCGGGTCGGTGCATCACCCTGTGAAGGATGGCGACCCAAAAAAGAGCGGTGACCGAGGTCACCGCTACAGATAGTTTGCTTCGCCTTCGTTCAACACCGGTTGATGACGCGAGTTCCTTACGAATCAGGCGGACTTCTTCATCGCTTCAGCGTTAACGGCGGCGTCTGCAATGGCCGTGAGGTCTTCATCGGTTTGGGACTCTTCATTCAAGGTCTCTTCGAGCAAAGCGGCTGCGTCAGTTAGGCCCAGCACGTTCGCCCAGCGTCGCAGAGTGCCGTATCGGGTAATTTCGTAGTGTTCGACTGCTTGCGCGGCGGCCAGCAGACCCGCATCCATGGCAGGATTATCCTTATATTCCTCCATGATCTCATCGCCCTCGGCGAGAATGCCTTCGATGGCGTCGCACGTCTTTCCTCGCGGAGCCTTCCCGATGATCTCAAACACCTGTTGCAGACGTTCGATCTGCCCCTCAGTTTGATCCTTGTGCTTCTCGAACGCGGCCTTCAGTTCGGGCGACTGGGCGGCGCGAGCCATCTTGGGGAGCGACTTCAGGATTTTCCGCTCAGCGTAATAGATATCCTTCAGGGTGTCGTGGAACAGAGTGTCGAGTGTTTTCTCGGCCATAACCATATCTCCGTTGGGTGAGACACATAAAAGCACAGCTAAGCGGGTCAGTTCCTTGCGTCGGTGGTTCGAAATGAGGCCAGCGCGCGATTAACCTCCCGACAGCGTTTCCCGCGTCGCTGACTAAATAACATCACAACCGTTCCGGCGAGAGCAAGTCGCGGATCGGGCCGATGTTTGAAACGCGCGCATAGTCTGAACAGCTTGTTCGTTTCCAGAAAGAGGCCCTGCCGATCTTGCTCATCGGTGGGGCCTTTTTCGTTTGGTGACAACAATGGAGCTATGGAAACAGATTCCGAACTCAAAGTATGAGGCGTCCAGCCTCGGCCGCATTCGCGGCCCGAAGGGCAATATTCTCAAGCCCTTCAATCACCCCCTCGGGTATCATCTGGTCGGCGTGAAGCTCGACCATGACCCAAAAACCAAGACCCGCACGGTCCACAGTCTGATCGCCCTGACATTCCACGGCCCGCGCCCGGAAGGTTTGGACATCGCGCACGGCAACTGCATCAAGACCGACAACCGACCGTCGAACCTGCGCTACGCCACGCGATCAGAGAACCTTCGCGATAGCCATGCGATGGGAGTGAACAGAGGCGGGCGCCCTTTCATCTACCCTTGGGATATTCTGGAAGTCGGCCAGACTTTCACATCCAGCCCACTCATCCGCGCCAGCATTCAGCGGCAAGTCTGGGCGGCGAGCCGACGTGGCGAGCGAAGCTTCAACCTCGCCAAGGCCGCCAACGACGACGGTTCTTGGACCGTCACGAGGGTCGCTTGATGGACGTGACCAAAGACGAACAGCACGAGCGCATCGTCGCTCTGGTGCGTCAGCGCATGGCCGAACTCTACGCCGAGAAAGGTCCGCCGGTCTGGGATTTGGTGCGCCCCTACCTCGACGAACTGATCGGGGAGGCCAACCGATGATCTCGGCCTTCGAATACAACGGCAAGCCCGTCACCGCAGCGGAGGCCGCCGCGATCATCAACGACCGCCGGGCGGAATGGCATCGCAAGCGGCTGGATCGTGCACGAGATCGCGACGCCCGCGATGGCGTCCTGCACCGCCAACTCTGGGCGATGATCCGGGGGCGCGCATGAGCCTGTCGGACTTCGCCCTCTACGTTGTCCTGCCCGGCACCCTTGGCGGCGTGGTCGGAAGCCTCACAGCGAACTGGCTCGCGGACAACTGGCGTCAGCTTTGGCGGATGATCCGGGGGCGGTCGTGATGGAGTTCTACATCTACGTCGCGGTCGGGATGCTGACCCTGTTCCTCTCGACCATCCAAGCCCTTCGTCAGGAGCGCGGCGGCGAGCCAGTATCTGATGAGGGATGGAAGACCTGCGCGTTCGCGTCGTTCGCGCTCTGGCCTCTCGTTCTACCGATGATGTTGGCGTTGCTGCTGTTCTGGAAGCCGCCGGTGAAAGCCGATGTCTGACCGTCCGCCCTGTCACCATACCGGCAAGCTCTCCTACGCTTCCGAGCGTGAAGCGAACGCCTCTCGCGTCGGGATCAGCTTGTCTCGCAAGAGCCGCAACGGCGGGCCGCCCCGCCAAGCCGGGCCTCTCCAATCCTTCAAATGTCGGGAGTGCGGCAACTGGCACCTCGGCCGTCCTCGGACGCACCAAAACCCTTTGAAACGAAAGGGCGCATGACATGACCGCCCGCACCATCCGCACGACCATCAACCAGACCGAACTCCGAATCCCGGTCTGGACCCTGCCGGAGGACGATCAATGAGCGCAACCATCCGCACGTCCCGCACCGTCTACGAGGTCTACGGAAAGCTTCAGGAAACTGCGCCGATCCTCGCTTGGATCGCAGACCAAGCTCCGTCCGCCCAACTGAAGTTTGACGTGGACGTTCACGGTCGCGAGCAGCGCGTCACGCAGTGGTTCGAATTCTCCGTCTCGTTCGAGAACGACACCGACGAGGTGAACTTCAAGATGTTCCAGTCGGAGGCGTTCGAAGCCGGGGCAGAACAGGTCATCCCGCCCCTCAAGCCTCTGCCCGGCACTGTCATGATCGGGACGAAGCCGACGTTTTACAGCATCTTCGACGAGGTGCAGGTCCCCCGGAAGCCGATGAGCTTCAAGGTGGGAAAATGATCGCACCGCCCAGACCCGGCGCATACGTCGCCCCTTGGAAGGACGGCCACCCGCCCGAAGACATCATGGACTGGCTGCGCTGTGCTGGGGTGTCTCCCCACACCCGCATTTTCCAAATGGTCAGGAACAGCGCGCCTCAAAATGGCACCCGCAGCGTATCGCGGCAGGTCGAGGTTCACTTCGACAACGAGATGGACGCCTTCATGTGCTGGATGGCGTTTAGTGACGACCTTGTTGAGCAGCCGAGGAAGGTTGCGCCATGAGCCGCCTCTACACCGACGACGAACTGACGCCCCGGATGCTCGCCCAAAAGCTGGTGCTGTTCACTCGGGCGGACATGAACGCCCAGAACACACGATCCGAGATCAGCAAGACCCGGACCCGGCTGCACGAGCTTGAGAACCTGCTGGTCACGCTGGATGCCGAAATCGACGAGGCGGCCGATTTCGCCGAAGCCTACTTCCTGCGACACGGCCGGATGGACTGACAGCTTCGCGTTGCGGCGTTCTACCTGTGCCGTAGAATGCCGCCATGACCGATGACACCGAAAGTCTGCCGACCCCGCCTCCCGCGCCAAGCCTACCCGCGATCACCAGCTTGCTGCTCGAAACTCCACTCTACACCGTCTTCCCGTTTGAGGATGACGATGACACCCGGAGGAAGCTTGAGGCTCTTCGTCGAGGGAATTTGTCGATTGATGCCTATTGCTTGCACTGCAAGCGAGACAGCGTTTTCAAGACGCTGCGTAGCGTGGGCGGTGGATCAGGGAGTGGCGGGGGTTCGTCTGACCCAGAATGGATGCTCAAAAACTCCGAGTGGATGGTGGACGTTTCCTGCGTTCGAAACTCGTTCCACAAATATCGCTACATACTGCTGATCACTGACAGGAAGCTCCTGAAAATCGGCCAGTGGCCCTCTTTGGAAGACATCGCCGGAGCCGACATTGAAAAGTATCGGAACCAGCTAAAGGGCGGCTACTTCCGCGAACTGAAAACAGCGACCGGTCTGGCCAGCCACGGCATCGGCATAGGTTCGTTCGTTTATCTGCGGCGCATTTTCGAACGGCTGATCTACCAGCACCATGAGGAACTCCCCAAACCTGTCGAGGGGTTTGGAACGATGCGGATGGATGAGAAAATCAACGCGCTGAAAAGCGTTCTGCCCTCCGCGCTCGTCACACATCGAGCGGCCTATGCCATCTTGAGCAAGGGCCTCCATGAACTCGATGAGGAAACCTGCAAGCGGTTCTTTCCCATCGTGCGCGCCGCGATCATCCAGATTCTTGAACAGGATTTTCAAAAGCGCGCCGCAGAGAAGGCCGAAGCCGACCTCGCTCGCAGCATCGCCGACATCACTCGGCAGCTAAAGGAATGATCAACATGAAGCTGATTGCACTCGGGGCCGCCGTTGGTTTGCTGTGCCTTCCGGCGACGGTGCGAGCCGAAGCGTGCCTCGATATTTCGGAAGCTAACTCCAAGGTGACTTTCACCGGAAAGTTGACGACGCAGCTTTTCGCTGGCCCGCCGAATTACGAGAGCATCGCAGATGGGGACGCAGAAGAGCGGGCGTTCATTCTGGAGCTACAAGCCCGTCAATGCGCCAATGACGGCGGTCAGTTTCTTGAGCAGGACCAGTCATTCGACCGCGTTCACTTAAGCTCCATGGAGCCAGCCCTTCTTCGCATCCTGTCGGCCGCAGTCGGTCGAGATGTCACTGTGACCGGCGAAGCCTTCGGCTCACATACGGGCCATCACCATGCACCAGTGGTCATGATGGTCGAGCAAGTCGCGACTCGCTGAACCGAATCCTATCAGCGAAACCGTGCCAGACCGTGCCAAGCCCATCAGCGCGGGCCTGAAAATCGTGCCAACCGTGCCAAACCATGCGGCACGATGTTGATTTCGTTTACGAAAATGGAGAGCGGGGAAACCGTGCCAAGGGCCAGATTTCCCCGCTGAAACCGTGCCACCCGTGCCAAAAACGAGCCATTTGGCGCGCTTGGCACGGCACGATCCGGCCAGATGGCCGTAAGTTATTGGATTATCAGGAAAAGAATGGCGGAGACGGAGGGCGCGCTACCTTCCCTCTGTGCTTGGGTTTGCGGGGCGATTTGTCGATCCACCCTAAGCCGCGCCCTAAGCCGCGTCGTCGGTCTCGCCCAGAAGAGCGAGCAATGAAGATCTGGGGATAACCGTTTTCGACCCGATCTTCACCCGCGTCAGGCGCCCATCGGCGAGCAATTCGAAGATGGTCGAGCGGCCGACGCCCAAGGCTTCGCTCGCCTCCTTTACAGAGAAGGCCAGCTTGTTGTCGTTCGCCGCGCTCATCGCCAGATCCCTTTCCTCTCCCGCCGGGCTGCGTCTTCCTCGCGCCTGTAGGGGTCGCCGTAGTTGGTCTCGCTGATGGCCAGGCCTTCGCGGACCAGTTGCCCGCCTAGATCCTGTCCATTGACCGTGCAGACGGCGACGTTCCGGCCGTAGCGATCAGTATCCGTGACAGTGCAGCGGGCGCCGCCGCCGGCCATCTGCCGGGCCCGACGCGCGGCCTCTGACCCCGTTGTCCTGGCGACCGGCGAACAGGCCCAGACGTTGGGCCGCTGGCGACACCGGGTAAACGGCGCGACCTCGCCCGCGTCGGCGCCAGCCAGCCGGATGCGGTGGCGCTCGCCGTCTTCGGTCAGGCAGCGGCCGGAGTCGCCATCTGACATCGCCAGGGTCAGGCAGATCAGGGCGATGGCGCTCATTTGGGTTGGTCCTGTAGGGCGGCGTCGATCACCAGTTTCTCTGACACGCCGTTCGGGTACTCGGTCTTGACCCATTCAGGGTCGGTTGAATAGAGCCGCTCCAGCGCGTCGCAGAGACGTGTAGACAGGCGCGTGGATAGGGTCGCCAGCCTATCGGCTCGGGCCTCTTCTGCTTGGGCGCGGCGTTCTTGGTCGCCGACCATCATTTTCGTGACGGCAAGCGCGAGGTCAGCAGCTTCGAACTTAGCCTCCAGCTCAGCGATCCTGGCTTGTGCAGATGCGGCGGTGACGAGGGGTTCGACGCGGCAGGATTCCGAGATCGTAAACGGCTCGCCCTCGGGGCAATACCTGACGCCCCCGGCTTTGAGCCAAACAATGTGACCTGCGTTCTCCAGCCCTGCCGTGTTTGTGGGAGAGGAGGCGTTCATTGGGCTGTTCCATGCGCAGGGCGAGCATCAAGCAGGCTCTCGGTCAGGGCCTCCAAAATGTCGTGGTCGGTGACGTCGGGGGTGTTGAGGCGCATGACGCTGCGGGCAAATATGATTGCGGAAGCAGCCGCCGCGATGGCTATGACCTCTCGCTGATAGGGCGTCTGCCCGAGCACAAATGTCCGCGTGATCGTGTCGCCAATGTCGGCACCGACTTTGCGCCCCAAGTCGGAAGCCATAGCGTAATCGGCTTTGCCTTCAGGCTTGATGCTCACAGCTCTCCCCCTTCCTTCGCGGCGGTCGATTTCAGGGCGGCAGCAAACCTCGCGTTGCCGCTGTGCTGGCTTTTGGTTCCGTTTACCCAGCCCTCGCGGGCGTCCCACGCGGGTCGCAAGAGCCTAGGACCCGGCTCGCTGTCCACGTCGCTGTAGCCCCCGCGCTTAGCCAGTTCGATTGCTTCTTCCTCTGTATCGGCCTCGACGCGCATCATGATCGTGGTGCGTTCGTAGCCAGTGACAGTCCATGTCCTAGCCATCTACTTCCCCTCCGATTTCAGGGCGGCGAGGGCTTCCTTGAGGCCTGCGATGCGGCCTCGGTCCCATGCCCCGTGCGTTGGCCCCGTCAGTGGAGCGTTGATTTTGGCTTGGATGTCCTCGACCGCGATCCGCACCCTGTCGGCATCGGCGGCGGGGGTCGGGGATGGGTGGGCGCGACGGTTCCAGTTTTCGACGAAGTTCTCCTTGCGTCCGAACTCGACGTTTCCTGATGCCTGACACTTGGTGCAGCAGACGCACGAACCGCCCGCGTTGTCGTCATCATCCAAGTGGATGATCTCAGCTTCGCCACCACAGAACGGGCAAGGCAGAAGCAACGGCCCAGCGGCGGGGGTTTGTTCATTCTGCATGGCGGGTCTCGTTGAGATTGAGGGCGCACTGTCGAAGGGCTTGGGCCACCTCGGCTTGCGTTCGGCCGGGCGCGTCGTTGAAATCGGCCATGTGTCGGAAGCCCCGCTTTCGGGCGTATCCGTCAAATCGGTTCCAGGCGTCGGAGCGGTTGCGGCCATCGACCTTCTGAAGAGCCGCCGAGACGCAGAAGCACGTCGCTTCCTTGGTCCACATATCGACCCGTTCACCGGCCTCGTTTCGAGCGAACGTACCTTGCGTCCAGCCACGCTCGACAATCACAGCCGCCCGTTCCAGCTTCTCCACGAGCCCGCTCATTGATCCGCTCCGGTGGGGTGGGTGGAACGGAGGGCGGCAAGGATCGCCACCGGATCAACCGTCACCTCAATGGTGTCGTCCCATGGCGCTCGTCGGTCTCGGACGGCCTGACGGTCGGGCCAGTCGGACGATTGAAACGGCGCGATGGTGGGGATGACGCGCGCTGTCTCGTCAGGGTTCTCGGCGTGAGCCTTCGCAACAACGCGCTCAAACTGTTCGGCCTCGACCCATGAATAGCCCATCGACGTGCCGCAGGAGCCGGTCGAGTATTCCTCGGCGGCGTCTTCGATAAAGCGGGCCGTGTTACAGCGCGGGCAAGCCCAATCACCGCCATGGGTCAGACCGTCGTCATCGCCGCTGTCAGCGTCCCAAAGGAACCCGTCGATGCAGATGCTATCGGGGTAGCGCGCCCCGAACTCATGTCCAGTATAGCCGCACATGGCTTACCCTTCTCCCTGGTCGGTGGAGGGGTTGGCGCGGGCCTTGTCGAGCGCCCCGTCGATCTGCTGGACAACAGCCCAGTTCTTGAAGTCAGACAGGTTCCATTGGTCGCGCGCCCCGATCCACAGCGCGCGTTTCGCCTCCCTCAGCGCCTCATACAGATCAGGCGCGGCGGCGATCAGGCGGGCGTTGGCTTCCGTGTTCTGGGCGTAGCAAAACTGCGTCGTGCAAACGGCATCGTGCTCGTCGTCGATCTGCCAGACATCGGGCGAACCATTCTCACCACGGAAGTTCAGGTGAGCCTTCCAAGGCCCCGGCGTCCAACCGCCTTGCTTCTGCGAGATGTCGGTCATGCGGCGGTCCTCCGCTGGCGCCGCAGTTCAAGGGCGCGGTGATCGATCTTGGCGATGGTCAGGATCGCGGGCTTCAGTTCATCCGGCGCCGTGTCGTAGGCCATGATCCGGGTGGATTTGCCGCCGTTCAGCCGGGGAAGGACGCCGCGCGGGATAAGCGTCCAGTTCGCTGGGTCTGTGTTGGTCTTGTCGCCGTCGAGGCACTTCAGGCAGTGGCCCTCGGGGACCGGCCCGTTAATCGCCTCCCACAGGTGGACGTGCTTGTGGACGTAGCGGTGCCCGTAGCCGGTGTGCGGGTTCGTCTCGGCGACGCTGATCTCGATATAGCCGTCGACGTTGATCCGCTCGTGGCCCAGGTGCTTCGTATTGTGCGGCTCCTGCCCCTTGCGGAACTGCGTCCGCCGTGCGTTCGGATGGCGCCCGCCGGTGCCTTCGGGGCAGCGTTTGCCCTTGTTGGCCGGCGCTTGGCCCTTCTCGAAGTGCCCGCGGATATACTCGCCCTTGGTGGGGAGTTTCACTGTCCGCCGGGTCTGCGTCTTCCGACCGTCCAGCAGGGCGCGGACCATGGGGCCGCTGAAGAGGATGGGGCGCTCTTTCACAGGCATGCCTCCCGCAGGGCTTCGCGTTTCGCCTCGGGCATTGTCCGGACTTCCGGCGGCGCCCAGCCGTCGTAGAGATGCCCGCCGTCCGCCGCAGTCACGGTGATGTAGTAGGCGCTATCCGGCATCGTCCGGTC